TGGGAACAATTTTCATATTCTCATCATACTCATTACAATTTACATCACCAAGATAATGGAGATTTAGATAACGACGGAGTTGTTGTCTTTGTTCGTGGTCAAGTTGAATTCTTACAAATGTGATGAATTCGTTTGATACTGGGAGTTCTTCGTTAGTCATAATAAGTGTTTGTGTTGCCGTAGTTTAGATAGTGCCAGAACAAGTTTCTCATTCTGGTTTCATTAGGATACCCATCAAGATGATTCCACATATGATTTCTCCAAGAATACACACAATACTCAAAGAGATGAATAGAAGTCCAGATGTTCCACTTCTTCCAGGTGTCAGTCATTCTTCATCCTCCTCATCATCACCCTCCCAGTCAATCTCAACGGTTTCAAACTGTTCTACATTAGTGTAAGGCATAGGATTTGCAGGTCCTCCCATCTCATAATGGATTTTATCAAACAATTCATTAAGCACTAAACTCTCAAATCCTTCTTGGTCTGGGTAATCCTCCCAGTCCTCAAACATTTCAGTTGTGGGAGCAACTGTGAGAGTTCGGGTGTAAGTAACTGTGATTGCTTTGAGTTGGATTTTAGTCATTTGAGTGAATAATGTTGAGCATTTGTTGAAAATAACCGTCAGCAAGTTTATTTACTTTTGACCTCTCATAAGGGTCATCAATATCATAGACTGTTAATTCAAGAGAACTGATAACTTTATCACATAACTCTTGAAGTGCCTCTACTTTTTGTTTGTCAGTCATTTGCCCGTAAGATAGTTGAGGTCACTTACGATGCGTTGTGCTTCTTCTGGTGACCAACATTCTTCTACAATGTAACTAAATCCGTTTGAGAATGTTCGGCGGATTTTGTTACCTTCAGCAAAATAAGTTCCATAGCGAGCAGGGAACTGATTTAGGATTGCTCTGATCATCGAATATACAAATACTTTTTGTTTTTAATCATGTGGTCTAAAACCATGGCAATCTTCTGTTCATATGTGGGATTATTATGCTTCATACACTCCACATAAGCATCATGTAGACGAGCATAAAGATCATCCCAGTGTTGTTTGTTGATGTGTGTCATTTGTACTTCACCTCAGTTTCTTTCATACGCAACAGGAAACCATCGTCGCCAATGTCACCACTATACAAATAGTCAATATGACGCATAATCTCTGCCATCTTACGCAGTTTGGGGAGTTGCTCCTCTAGAACATCAATCACATCAGGGTCGTGGTTGGGATACCAGCAATAATCATTCTCTACATTTCCCTCTCTACCATTATTCTCAATCTCCACTTCCAACTCATCAGCAAACTGTGCTACCTTGTAGTAATCGTAACCACAATCTCCAAAGTGCCCGCCGCTCATTTCTTACCCTCCAGAATATCAAGTTTTTTGTGAATAAAATCAGTCACATCAATAGTATTCGCATCCACACCTTCTTCTTGGCAGTCAAGAATAAACTCCATGAATGCACTAAGAATCAAGCAGGTGCGACGATGATCGTGCTCTGTGATGGTAGTATGAGGCATAGCAACATACTTGACGATGTGCTCGTAGAGTTGGTCGTAAGTCATTATTGTGCCTCAATAATAGATTTGATGGTTTTAAGATCTTCTAATCGTGCTTTGTGTTCATCATATTCTTCACAGAATTGATCCATTCGTTCTTGATGTCCATCGTCATCATAGTTGGTTTCTTCACGGATCTCCCATTCAATATCAGATAGACGTGCTTGAGTATCATCAATGAAGTATTCAAGCGTATCAATCAGAGTCATTATCATTAAAAGTAAAGTATTCATAGATTGAAGACATAACCTGCTCTTCGATCTGTTCACAGATTGATTCTTCAGTTGGATTTTCTACATGTTTGTGTGCGCGACGATAACCGTAACGCACACCCTCACTAATTGCCTGTTCCAAGATAACACGGAACTTAGGTTTCATCATTTGTTCATTTGAAGAGTAGGAACAGGCATACCACCTTCAGTTGGCACATAAACAGTTACGTTACCTTTGTTAGAACCTTCTTCCAATCCAGTGATATACAGATACTGAAGATACTCACGGTTGTCTTTCAGCGAATCACCGATGATTTGGTTTGCTTTAGCAACACCACCAGCACGAATAACCTCTGCCTCAGCAAGTTGTTGGGCACTATCTTTCTTTGCTTGTGCCTCAAGAACTGCTACCTGACGAGTGTATTCTGCTTTTTGAAGTTCTGCCTTACCTTGCAGAGATTGTGCCCACACATTATAGAGAGGTCCAACCACTGCATTGATAATCATCAGACTCAAAAGAAAAGAAACGCCAATGATACTAGCGTTACGAAGAGTGTTATCAGGTTTCATAATTTACCTCAAATAAAGTTCAGGGAATAATCCAATCATAACCATCGGGTTCTACAACACTCTCAAATCCATCATATTCATCAATACGATAAGGACCAGAGACCTCATCAATAGCAAGTTTAGCACACATTCCGTTTGCTTTGTCACCCAGTTCTTCTACAACTTGAACAAGAATAGGATCGTGACGGGAAATATTATGGTCATTCCAAGTTTGTTCGGAATGCTTTTTGTTGTAAGCAATCCGTTCTTCAATTGGCGCAGAATACCAGGGTTCTGGTTTTGTAAGACGTTCTTCGGGTGGAACCAACCAAACAGTGAACATATCCATGAAGTCACCATCTTTAATCCAAACTTCTTTGCCTTGAAGTTCCCAATAACGCTTACATGCTTCACGGGACAGATTGAATCCACCGTAGCAGGCATTATAGACCACTTTAATCATTTTGTAGATACGTTAGATTTGAAAATAAGATTGGCAAGAAAGATAATAGCAAAGTTCTGCCAGAAGGTCAAGGATACACCAAACCAAGACAGAATCAGTCCAAGCAACCATGCTTCAAAGAATAGTCCCGCAACAGCAAGGACAATTACACCAAAAGCAACACCAAGAGCAGTAGAAGTTTTCATTAACAATTTTCCTCGATAGTAGAGAGCATAAATTCAGTCAAACATGTGTTTGGACCGAAGTTATTATAAACCATAAATTTAATTGATGTGGCACCAGTGGACAGTTTATCAACTGTTCCAGACAGCAAGCAACTCCTTAACTTTTTCTCTTGAGTTTTTGTTTGCAGCAATTGTTCTAGAAACATCAATAGTCGTTAGAGATGCTGAGGAATATAATTCCCGTGCTGCTGGAGTGTCATGATTGCTAACAATAACACGAACACCACGATTAGCAAGATTTAGAACCAAATCACGCAAACGAACTTGATCAGCATAATTAAAACCACATGATGCATAATCAGTGAAGTATGCAGTATCATTAATAGGCAGATATGGTGGGTCAAAATAAACCACTGTGTTGGAATCTATATTTTGATACAATTCATCTGCAGCAAAGTCATATGCAGTCATACGAACAGATTGATTTTGCTTGAATACTTCTTTGAAGTTTTCCATTTCTTTACGGGGGAAGTATGGAGAACTATACTTACCAAAAGGCACATTGAACTGTCCCTTTTTGTTATAACGAGTCAACCCATTAAAACAATGACGATTCAAATAGATGAATAAAATCGCTTTATGACGAGAATCTGAGGTTGTATTGAAAATATCACGATACTGATAAAAAACTTCTTGGTTATTGCCATCAGCACACACTTTCTCACAATCATCAACAAACTCTTCGTCATTCATTACATAACGATAAAGAGAAATCAAATCACTATTAAAATCATTCAACACCATACAATCAGATGCTACGTTAAGTGCAACTGCCATTGAACCAGAGAATGGTTCAATGTATTGTTTGGGAGAACCAATCAACGGCAAGATGTGAGGCAGAACACGATACTTGCTACCTGCCCATTTTAAAAATGGTTTATTCATTTTAAAATAACATCCTTGACATATTTGGATAGGAAATAAAATGCCATCGATTTATTTTTTAACTCCACACCATTATAGCATAAAGGAGAATATCCATTTTTACCTTTACTTGCTTTAGTGCGAATCTGCATAATTTTATTTGGACCACTAATTGTATGAAGTGATTGATTTGTCAAATATGCGTGTCTAATAGCAGCAGAAAGATAACCATAATCTTCTGATAGTTTATAAAAATGTTCTTTATCTGAAAGAAGGTCAACTACTTTAGCATCTACAAAGTTATTTTGTTTGTCAAATCCAACAAATAAAGTTTTTTCTAATTTTGCAAAAACTTTAGAATCTTCAAACTCTACAGATTTAGATATAATTTCATCTAAACAATGACCCAACATAGTAATGGCAACTGTTTGTCCAATTTTAAAGACTTTTACATCTCCATCAAGACAATCTTTTAATGCTTTTGTATTAGGAATATTTAAAGCATCTTGTACTAATTTTCCCCGAGAACCTTTATCTTTAGATGGGGCAGAAATAGTAGAAGTGTCAACCATGGACAATCTTTTTGCAGCTTCATGAACTGTAATCATAATACCTCCCAATCACATTCCCAAAAATCGTTAATATTCACCCAGAAAAAGTATTTCTGGTTCTCTGATGCAAGAAACATCATACCGTCACCTTTGTCCTGCTCTACAATGCAGATAGGATTGTTGTCCATCATATTAGCAAGGCGGTTCTTAGCCTTCTTGCTTTTGGGTCTGACTGTTACTCTTCTCATTTTGAATCTCCAGTTTCAGTTTGCGAATACCAGTAATAAAGTAAGCAAAGTCACGGGATTCAGTCACCCGTTTCTCTTCACCACACACACCACACTTACCATTCCAGACAGATGAACAACCGACTGAATAGACGCCATACTTTTGTCCACAATCCATACAGGTTGTGCCTGTCTGTTCAAGGCGTTTGAGTAGTGCCTTCTTCTCTTTGAGGTTCATAGTAGAGTTCAACTCCGTATTTGTTTTTGAGGTTGTCTGTGAGGTAATCATACAGCAGGTCGGCAAACCCGTAATGGGGTCTTGTGCCAGTTTCAATACTGGTTGATGTGGCAACAGTCCACATTATATCCAGTTGTAGTTTATCTGGTAAATTCTTCATCCAATTTCTCCAAACATTCAAAATTCCAAGTGCGTGATAGTATATCAAGATCAAATCCAAATTTATGCACCCAAAATAGAATGCTAAAAAAACCATTAGAACCAAAACAAATTTGAAAATAAGGCCATCCAGAAGAATCATTCCAACTGATTGACAACTGAATCAATGAATAGTTTTTAATAAATTTTGGAAAGTGTCTTCCAGTGTTTAGAATTTGTACATACCAATCATGTCCAAAATCCTCTCTATAATTAAATTTAATTAAGTTCATCGTCCAACTCCACGTCTTCAGTAAGGTCCTTTAATCTATTAAAAAAGTCTTCATCTAATGGAATAAGTTTTTCTTTTCCAGTCTCAATATCATCTACCATTTGCATTAGATGTTCAAGAAACTCTTTTGGATATGTATCATCTTCACCAAGAGATGTCCAAAACCATTCAAGACATTCTTGTTCTGGGTCTTCTACGGTTCTTGGCAAAGCATAATCTGTATAGTTGGAAGTCATAAGGTCTGCCCAGATTCGGAATGCTCCACGAATACTTTGCCATCCTGTCATCCAACAATGTCCAATCCAATATTCCCACCAGTTCATGGTTGTTCTGTTTTTCTTTGGTGCGGTTCCTCTTACTAGTGTACTATGCATATCTTACGTTCTCAAAACGTTCCGTATTATGAACTACTTCTTCTATAATACCATACCTAAAAAATATTTTGCAACTTGGATAGGGTGAATATTTGCAATCCCATACAGAAGGATATACCTCTACAACACCATAGTGATAAACTGGTCTAACTTTACCATGAATTCCATTTGGAACCCAAATAAAGTTTAAAAATAATCTATCAGGATTATATCCATCATCACCTTCTTTTAATTCAACAAAATCAGCAGTATGTGAATCGTCAATCAAAAATAATCTACCCAATGGATCAATCCAATATTGATTCATTAGAGAATCTAGGTCTTTTGTTTGCAATTCTTTTTGATATCCTGGACCAAGATCGTAAGAGCTTTTAATTGTGTCAAACATTCCCATAGATTTATTCTCCTATTTTTGGATCTTCATTTAGGTAATATCCTCTCCAATCTGCTACTCTAATGCACTCATCAATATCCCATGCAAGTTTTTTATTTGCCGACGTAGAGTTACGTGGTTTGTAAACAATACCAGTATTCATGTCAATAAAACAATGTGTCTTTGGAGTATCAGTATCAGTTAATTGAAGAACTCTATAATACTTTCTATTATCATCATCTATTACAAAAGATCCAATATCTAAGTTATTATCAAGTTCTCTTCTTTTATATTTAATTTCTATTGTTTCACCCTCACTTAACTCTCTTCTACTTAAAATATAACGAGTTTCCCTAAAATAATCTTCAGTCAACTTAAGACAAAGCAGACCAGTTTTAAGAAGAATCATGTTTTTAACACGACTCTTTTCTTCTAGTCTGCTTTTGTAGTCTATATCTATATCTTCTTTTGTTTTTATACCTTTTTTGTATAATTCAAGTAAATCAGAATCCATTTTAGCTGAGATAAGATATATTATCTATAATCTTATGCCCCCATCTCCCTCATACTACGAACAAGATATTCCGTAAATTGTTCCATTTTTTCTGGATGAACTGTAGCTGGATTAGTATTGATTGCATTTCTAAGAGCGATCATCTCCTGCCATTCGGCGTCAGTGAGTTTATTGTCCTTAGAAGAAAATGTCATGCTGGGGTGCTCCCGTAATTTGTCAGCATATTCTAACAATATTTAACCATAAAGTGTTATTTCTTAATATTATCTTTAGAGTGTTGTAACATATCTTTACGAACCAAAGGGTCCCCACGTTCCCTTATCACCTTCCATTCTCTGCTCCAATTTATCTAGAAGACCATCAAAACTCATGATATGGTCAATATCTACAATTAACTTTGAGATTGCATTACAAACCACTGGACGTTCCTGACGAGCAGCATAAGACAGAGCATTACGAAGAGAAGATTCTGCTTCCTTCAAACTTGTTTCAACAGATTGAGAGAGTGCCATAGAATTAAGTAACAACTATTGATAATATATCAGCAAGTACAACCCATGTCAAGTAAACCAAGTAACAATTGAATAACGTGTTCCTTTGACGACAGGCATAACCTCATGAGGGTACATAAAGTTTGATGGGAATACAATTACAGACCCTGGTCTTGTTCTAATTTGCATTTCTCTATCAAAGAATGCAAATTCACCACCAACATAATCATCATTTAAATTAAATGACATTGAAATCGTTCTTGGTTGTGTTTTAAAACTATCAGTGTGTTGAATATAATATCCACCCTCTTGATATCTTAAAAGGTCATATCCACTATCGGACTGTAAAAAACAATCTGGGAAATCTACAATATACTTTTTTGCTGCATCTGCAGACTTATTAAAAAGAATATCATCTATTCTTTTCCTCACATCTTGATTTGAATCAATTACATGACCAAGAGATATGTTAATAATATCACAGTTCCTAACAGAAGTATTTTGATTGCCATTAACACCTATCTCAGATGTTCTCCACTCTGCTGCATCTTTATATTCTGATATGATATAATCACACTCCTCCTTTGTAAGAATGTCATCATAAATTTTGATATAACTTGCAAGACTATTCAAACTTTTTGTCACAACTGGTTTAGTTTCAATTGGTTTAATCGCATCTTCGGTTATTCTATGGTCTTTATCAAAATAACTAGAAAAATAAGGACCACGACTTCTCACATAATGCAAAAATACTTGATTACAATAAGTTCCCTTAAATGGTTCTCTCCAATGAGGACCTTCTATTCCCAGATACAACATTGCATCTCCAGGATTCAAGATAACTTCCTTTTTAACCTTTTTAGGAGTCTCAATCCATATTGCCCACGGTTCATCACAATCCAAATTAACAGTTAAAGATATCTCACAATGAGACTTGTCAACATGAGGTTTTAATTCATTACCATGCTGATAAATTCTAGCATAAGAATACGTGGGAACCACAGTCTCTCCAATTAACTGAGACACTGTGGTTGTTTTTTCACACAATAACTCTACAAAAGAAATATAATCATATTTACTTTTACACCCAGATACTTGAGAATCATCTTTCAAATCATAAGTATCTGCATATTCTTTAAATTCTTCTGCTAATTGTTTTGCTTTTTCCGATGATATAAAATTAGGAACAACCAGATAGTTGTCTTCAAATAATTTAGAGATCATTTAGTAGTGGAATCCTCCTCATTTTCAACTTCTTCAATCAGTTCTTCAATTTCATTTACAACTTGCTCGGTTGGATCTTCTTCAAATAATAACTCAAGATTAAATTCACTATCCAGTACACTTAAGTCAATATTTGAAAAGTCTTTAATTGTATCATCTGGTTTTGTTTGAATATCGTAAGTACCAAGCAAAGATTCCGTTCCTTTATCATCAAAGAATGATTCATCTACAGAATCATCAAACAGAGATGGATCTACACTACCATCAAAAATCGTGATATTATCATATCCACGCTCGGACTGAAATGCAGTCTTACTCTCCTCAATGTTATCTTGAAGGGTATTTGAAGAGTAAAAGAGATTCTCGTGTGCTTCTGCTACACGTTCATGAACTTTTTGTATTTGATAATCATGGTCTTCCTTCATAGACTCAATGTTTTCTTCATGCCTCTTTTGCATTTCCTCCATTTGCTCTTCCAATTCTTTCATAGCATCTTGCCAAGAAAGAACTTTTTTACCTTCTTCTTCCTCTCTTTCTCTCTTTATAATCATTTGACGCTCATACTCAGCATCAAAATGCTCAACATACTGTTTGAGGTCTTTACGAGTGCATGGAGTATTAGGAACGGGCGAGTCATATTCAATCCACCCATTACCATCCTCTGTGCCATCATCCCTCCATTGAATCGCCCAAAGATGTTCTATATCGACAAAAGGCCATTTATCTCCATCAAAGAAGATACCAACATCATCAATACCAATGTATCGATCCTGTTCAATTAATGTAAATTTTTTCATTATTCTGTTACCTCTTGTACGTTAGCAGTTAGAACTTTACTCTCTCTTGCATGTTGTAGCATTTGAGCAGCAGCAGACAAAACATTAATATTACTTTCATTTGCTTTAACCATTTCATTCCTAAACGATTCAACTGCTGCACCAGTTGAGCGTTGTTGTTGAGAATTTTCAATCATCAACATTGGCAACCAATTAATTGCACATGCCCATTCATCCACAGGTTCACCTGTATTTGGATTAGAACCTCTTATTTGAGTATACCAAGAACATTCAAGTCCCTTACAATCTGATTGAATTAGGGGGCAAAAGTTTCCAGGTTTAATTTGAGCCATAATTAAGTCAAAATAGTAATTGTATTATAACATATTTAGTTTAATGAGCAAATTATAGTATCTACATATTGAACTGCTAAATTTAACGAATATGCCCTAGTTTCATTCATAGATGCAGATCCACTAAATGGGTGAGTATGAGACCCACCTCCAGAATTTTCATTCATTCCACCAGTTCCACTTGTTCCAGAAACAAGAAAAGAACCACCAAAACTAAATGGAGTTGCACCAGAACCTCCAAGTCCTCCTGTTAATCCTACGTGAGTATGATCTGGTAATTGTGATAATGCTAACGTAGTATTACCAACATTTTGAACTGTAGTGGGTGCTAATCCAACTGGAAATGTACTGTTAACATTTACAGAAAAGTTACCAATCGTTGAGGATAATACCGTTGTAAAATTTACTGCACCACCAGATCCACCACCAGTCCCAGAAACAACTCTTAGTGCTTTATTATTTTGGGTAGAAAGTCTTGTCCATCCTGTAGGTGCAGTTGCTTGATAAAATACCTTTATAGTCCCAGCAGGATATATCCAGTAAAAACTATTAATAGAATTTGCTGTATCTGCAATGTTAAATAAAATTCCAGTAGAAGTTAGTCTTGCCATATCAATCAAAAGAGCAGAGAATAACGTCAATATATTGTAGTCTTAAATCAACAGAACCACTACCAGTTGCAGTAAAATTTATATTACCACTAAACGGGTGATTATGTGATCCACCAGTGCCTCCAGGAGACACAACACCTCCAGTATTATTTGAACCACTTACCAAGAAATTAGATCCTCCACTTGAAGCACTTCCACTTCCACCAGTTAAAGAATTGTGAGTATGATTTGGTATTTGTGAAGTTGTTAGTGTTGTATTTCCAACAGTGCCCGTAACAGGAACATTTGCACTAAAACTAACACTCACTGGAGAAGTGCTACTTGGAAATACTGTACTAAAAGACAGTCCACCAGCACCAGATACTCCACCAAATCCAAAGTCACCACCAGTTCCAGACACGACTCTTAGTGCTTTATCATTATGAGTAGTAGATTTTGTCCATCCAGTAGGTGCTGCCGCTTGGAAGAATACCGATACTGTTCCTTGTGCCAAAACTCCATACTTTGAATTTAATGAAGTTCCATCATCAAAAGTTAAACCAGTAGCGGTTAATGTTGCTGCCATCTTACAATAATATTTCTTTTATTTACTTATTTATCCTTTATCCAAAATCCATCCACAGTCATAGTCCAACCTTCTGCAACCATTTCATCATAAGTCATAGAAGGAAGTTTCTTCATAATAAAAGAACCATCGCCATTATCAACCCACTCAATATTATCTCCTGCTTTTAAATTAGCAGCATCAAGCAAATCATCAGGGAGACTAATAAAGTATTCTTCATGTACTTTTTCAACTTCCAAAACCCAAGTCTTTTTAGGATCTTTTGCCATAACTTTATTAAAATCAGATTCTTTAACTTCTTGCCAACCAAGAAATTCTCTTTCTCTAATAGTCTCTCCTTTATCAGGAGATTCATAAATTTTTGCCATGATTACTTGTAAATGAAAGGATCTTCTTTGCTAAGTTGTTTAGCTAATTTTTTGCTTTTTTGATTTTCAAGATATTCTACAAATAAATTGTATATCTTTCTAATATATTTAATCATAACTTCAAAAATTTGTAAATGTTTTGTGCGGTTAATTTATTAGATTTTATGCCAGGATGACTCATATCTCTAGCATAATCATCTGGTATTGGTTTATGCAAATCACAACCTAATAATTTTGATGTTGTTGGAAAAAAAGAGAATTCATAATATTGAGTCTTTCCTTCCCACAAATTCCTAATTAACTCAACATTTATAAGATTAAATGGAACCAAATGATCTACAAATTTACTATTATTTTCACAATCAAGTTTTAACTCTACGCGATTTCTTTGATACATCAAATATCTTGTAATACCTGGCATACCATAAATCACACATTTTGGAGTTCCATATTTTTTATAAAGCATTAATGAATTATGTAAAGCAAACTGTATTGATGAACCTCCCATTCCCAAATTAATTACAGGTATTTCATAAAGTTCTTCCAAAAATGCAGGTATTGTATGAGAATCATCTATACCAGTTCCAAAAATATACGAACAACCAAAAATAACTATTGAATTTGACCAATTGATATCATTAAACTCTTTAGTTCTATATCCATGAGAATTTAAAGTATATTTTACTTTATTTTTTCGATAGTACCAGTCGGGAGATTGAATTTTTAAATTTAACTGATACTTATCATAATCATCGGACCCAAAAAAATCCCAACTACCACATATATCAAATTTATCACTATTTTTTATGGATTGTTCAAAATTTTGAACTGTTGAATTTGGTACTGGAATAAACTCTTGATTATTGATTGAACGTATTATATTTGGATTGACCTTCACTGATCTTTAAGATATTGCTTCTTTGCTTTTTTAAGTTCTTTCAATTCTGTTTTAATTTCTTTATATGCTGTTTGAGCGTCAATTTTATCACCCATTTCAAGAGCACAAATAATATCAACTCTTGTTCCAAAATGTGCTAACGCTTTTTCAAAATCATCCAATTCGTACATTACTTATCTCCTAATGTATATTGCTTCATATTATATATTGGTGGACAGTGAGCATCAATTTGTGCTTGAAGACGATTCTCCATTTCATACAATGAGTTTGTAGTCTCTATATTTTCTATTTCTAACCTCTTAATATCCTCAAGTGCTCCTTTATATTTTTGTTCAAGGTATTCCACCCGTGTCTCTAAAGATTGAATTAAATCAAGTAAAGTAAATTTACTTCCAATAAAACCATCATCACAATCTACGATTACTTTCTTTTCTTTGTCGGATACAAAGAACCAGTTAATAAAGTTTTTAATGTTCACAATACACCTACCGATTTTAAATAACGTCGATATGCAGCAAATCTACCTAAAGATGGTTGTCCAATAACATTTAATTGGTGACAAATTTCACAATAACATAACCACTCATACCAAGGTGTTGTTGGATCTAACACATGATATGGATATTCTTTAGAGTTTTCCACCTACTTCACCTTCATAAGTTCGGGTCTCAGTCCAACCTTCCTGCCGTCCTTTAAGATAAAAACGGGTTGCTTGGATACACGACTGCTCAGTGAGAGAGGTGATAAGTCCATTACCTTCTTCGTCTGTGGAATACCAAAGTCCATACTTTTTTTGATCTACGTAAAAACATCCGTCAATTAACTTTTTATCTTCTGTCATTTTTTCACAGGTTTTGGTTTTAGAGTTTTATTTTCATTTACTTGTTTTACTGTATTATGAAGTTGCTTTAATGCTTCAATAGTCTCTGGTGTCTCTTCCCAACTCCAGTCATTTGAATTTGTGTCAGAAAATGTACGGATTGCCATGTCCTCTATAGCATCTGGTGTAATGATAACACATTATCAAGCAACTTGCAATCCTAATCCTTGTATTATTCTTCCCGCTATAATTTTATTTGTTAATTTTCCTTGATGGGCAACATAAGACCCTGATTTTTGTTTTACTAAATCACGAGCAGCATCTATTTGATTTACATATTCACAATTTAATATTTTAGCAGTATCATAAAATAAACTTAAATCAAAATAATTAGTCTTATTTTTCCAAAATTCTTGGAAAGTCATCGCATTTAACTTTAAATGTGTGATTGCATTATTCTTATCAATATTCCAATAATAACCAATTTTAAATCTATCATAATTCCAATTTCCACAATGCATCACTCGATCTTCAGTATAATATGGAAGTCTATATGGAGAAGTCCAAATACTAACAACTGCCTTTGGAGTTGGATATGACTCATTTAACAGTATAGAATTATGTAAAGTGAATAAAGAGGATGACCCAGTAGAACCTAAATTAATCACTGAGCAATTTGTCATACTTTCTAATTGTCCAGATATAGTATCTTCCTCTGAAGTTCCAACACCAAATACATGAGAACATCCAAAAATCACGATTGATTTTGACCAATTTATTTGATTGAAATCTTTTGTTCTATATCCAGCACTATTTAAATTATATTCAACTTTATTAACCCGATAATACCAATCATCAGGTTGTTCTTTTAGATTTGTTTTATAAAGTTCCTTAGTATCTTGGTCAAACCATTCATGATTACCAGTGATTAGTTCTTGATTTGGAAGAAGTAATTTTTGTTCAAATCTTTCAGATAATTTTAAAAATGTCATGAGAATATTTGAATATTATAGCGTCTAGACCACTTATCACAATCCCTCTCATCATTTAACATCGGTTGCCCTTTAATATTTAAACTAGTATTTAAAAGCATGGGATGACCAGTTTTTGCTTTCCATTGATATAGTAAATTATAAAGTCTAGGAGCATCACTTTTTTTAACAGTTTGCAATCTACTTGTTCCATCAACATGAACAATTCCAGGGAACTTTTCTGGATATTTACATCTAACGGTGTGTTGCATAAATGGACTTTCTATCAAATCCTGATGCATATCAAAATAAGTATTGGCAAACTCTATAGGAACAACTGGAGAGAATGGTCTATAAGATTCTCTATTTTTGATTTTATTAACTCTATCTTTTATTTCTGGATCAGATGGGTCTGCTATTAAACTCCTTGCACCCAATGCTCTTGGACCAAACTCCGATCTACCTCTCGCAAGTCCACACACTTTATGCTCATACAAATATTTTACAATCTCAGTGTTTGTATGTTTATGTTGCAGATAATATCCAAGATAGGGTGTGAATTTGATATGAATTTTCTTGTGCGCCAATACAGCACCAATCGCAGATCCACTGTCTCCAGGTGCTGGCATTATCCACACATTTTTAAAATGATTATAAGCATGTTTATTTGCTACGCAATTTAAAGCACAACCCCCCATCAATACAAGGTTATTAGTTGGCACCAATTTTTTAGCAAGTCTCAGTGCATTATTAAAAAGAATCTCATATACTTCTTGAGTTGCCGCAGCAATATCTTCTTTTGATTCTTCTGGTCTCCAATCTTTACATCCCTGATGTAAATTTAACTTACATTTAAAATCTTCTGTTATGAAATCATCAAAAATAGCATCTTTTAATTTATGTTTATCTCCCAATGCAGATAAAGCCATCAAAATATATTCTTCTTCATTCGGTTTTAAACCACACCGCTGAGTCATTGCAGAATACAGTAATCCCACACTATTTGGATACTTTAATTCATACTTTAACTTTAAATTATTGCCACTTGCTTCCCAAATTGTAAGTGTTTGAAATTCTCCAATAGCATCTATGACTAAAATAACAGCATGTTTAAATTTACTAGTAAAATAACCACCACATGCATGGGTATAGTGATGGTTAAAAAATTTGTGCTTGCACTCATAATATCTTTCAAAATTATTCACAAATGGACCTTGACCTGCATAAATTTGTCTCATCCTCTTTTTTAAAGGATTTTCATACCAACAAATTAATTCTGGTTTTCCATATCTTAAAGCATAGTTTAATAAAGAATCTGAAATATATGGATCATTTTTAATTTTACTAAAACGTTCACTCTCACTGGCGAATACCAATTCGTCTTTTACAAATACTGACAATGCAGCATTATGACTATTAGATGATATCCCCCATGTTATCATATTTTTTCTCCCAATAACTTACTGGTAGTGTTGGATCTTCTTTTACAAAATTTTTATCCTTATTTGCAGGACACATTGAACAATATGACTCATCTTCTTTGTTTAAAAACTTTTCCAGCTCATCATCACTACAATCTGGTTCTAATGGTTGATATTTAAGATATACATTCCATTTATCGCTTAAATTATATTTTTTAGATTGCATTGGTAAATAAGCCAATGCTGGACACTTCCACAATTTATTTTCATGTAGTTGGATAGCATGTTTAGATAAACACTTTTCCCAACTTTGCCTAGGATTATTATCCTCATAAGGCATCATATTATTTCCAAACCCAGTATATTGTGGTGTCCAATATTCATTAGTATAATCCCAAAATTCTACATGCACTCCAAGATCATGTCTCCATTGCTTAGCAAGAGTATATCCACGTTTAAACTTTTTTACATAGTTTTTATGAGTGGTGCTGTGTATAGATATTGCTAAATTTGTCTGAGTTGCTATCAGTGCTTTTGGGAGTTTTGGATGATTATGTAAAAAACTAGCATTAGATACAAGGTCAATTTGTGTACATGGATCAGGATAAATCATCCTCACCAAATATACAATATCAGTAAGTTCTTTATTTAAAGTTGGTTCACCACCAAGAATAACAAAAGTTTTTGGTCTTATTCTTTGACCCCAAATATATAGCCAATCTTTTATAGTTTCTAGGGTTAATGTCCCAGAATGACCGTGATTTGAATAATGAGAGCATCCTTCACAAGTAAAATTGCAAGTATGAGTTACATGCAGTTCTATTTGTTTAGTATCAAATTGTTTCATTCATCAATATATCCAGTTTCTTTCAACATCTCCACTGCCTCATCAAAAGACTTATAAAGAATTTGCAAACAAATTGCTTTACGATCAGGAAGACCTGCTTCCATTGGAAATACCGAGTGTGGTTTAGATACATCAAGCAAATAAGCATCTCCAGGATGTGCCATAAACCTGACAGACTTTCTCAAATAACCCTCATGAAAGATTGCTCCGTCTGTTTGATTTGCGACTTTAGTTGTAGGTGTTTCTCCTGGAGGATAATAGAACTGTGTTACACATCTATCAGTCTTAATATAAAAGTTTACAATAGCCTCAATATTACTATCAGTATGTGGAGGAATTTTATAATTCAGCTCCATTAATGACAGAGTACAATTATCTCTATAAGATTCTGGTATTACTTGAAGCAAATCAGTTTCATTCTCTGATTTAATATATGAATATTTAATACCAGCAAATCCATATGGAGTATCCATTCCATATTCTATTTTTCTACCAGTCTTATTATAGTTGTTTATAAAAAACTGCTTGTTTAATTTACGAAAAAACATTTAAAAATCTCCTTTTGTTTGACCACAATCAAATACCCATATACCCCTTTTCACCCACATATCAACAACTCTTTTACGGTCTTCAAAAACACACAATATATTATACTTCTTTTCCAAAAAATCCACAAACTCACCCTTTACTACAGAATCATCTCTACGGTCATTCTGTTTTCTCATATACAATTCATCATATTCAATTGCATTTTTATTTAACCACAATTCAGTTTCATCCTTATAATTATCCGTTCTTCCAGTAAGAATGACCATTTTTAATTTGGAATATGTATTTTTCAAAGACTTAAAAACAACTCCAACAGGAACATTTATACTGTCTTGTAGAATACCAGCATTCCAAGCATCCCAATTTCTTGGGTGAGTTGCAATAAATTGCTGTCTATGTTTTACATTGCATAATGTGCCATCTAAATCAAAAATTACACAAGGATTACGAAGTTTATTCATATGAATATTCTCTCCACTCAGGAACATTACAATTAGCAAGATCAAACGCAACTTTATTCCAAGGTGCTCTTGGTTGACGAATCAATCTCATATTAGTATGTTCTAATAATTTATTTCCTTTTTTAGTATTACAAGAAGAACATGCAACCACTAAATTTTCCCAAGAGTCATCTCCACCTTTACTACGAGGGAGAACATGGTCTATGGTCAGTCTAGTAGTAGAACCACAATATTGACAAGTATTAAGATCTCTTTTATAAACCATTGCTCTAGATGGTTTACATTTTGCAGCATAATTAATTGGAACTTTAATATAATTTAGTAATCGAATAACTCTTTCAGATATAACCTGAACTTTTTCTTTTAGAACTAAAATTACAGCTCGTCTCCAATTAGTAAAATTAATTGGTTCGTAACTAGAATTTAAAACTAAAATTGTTTGGTATGGTTTAATTTTTAAGTGTTCCATAGAAGTTAACTTTTTTTCTGCAAGTATGCTTCCGATTTAATATAAAACATGTGCCCACTATCAAACCTAACTACCACACCTTCGGCATCTTGTTGATTTTTAATTTCATCAATATATTGAGAAATTTCGTAGTAGTTGACACACATTTTATTTACCACAGGAATTTTTAAATTAACTGCAAGTTTGCGAAGGAACATATATTTGCAATACACTCCTGTTTTAATATTACGCAATCCAGTTAATACTAAGTTTTCTTCTGGATATTCTACCACAATTTTATCGTTTGGAGAACACCACTCAAAAATGGGCGTACAGTTTTTTGCTAAGCATATTTTTATAAACTCATTATAATAAGTTTTATTTGCTATAAAAACTTCAGCATTGAATGATGTAGAATTAATTCCATTTTTTGTAGTTAGTCTGTATCCGTAAGGGGTCGGAACAGGATATACCATTACACCATCTAATTTTTCCAAAAAAACATTAAGATTTTTAAGTTTTTTTATAATCTTATCAAAATTAGTTTCAAAACTTTGGTCTAACGTAAATGCTTGATGGTATGGTCTAGCAATTATATTACCTTCAAGATTAAATGCAAGTCCTCTTATTTCTCTCAATAAAGGAGTTTCGCTACTACTACAATTTACTATGCAAAACTCATCTTGATTGATGATGTTATGATCTTCTTTTTTTAGTTCTTTAAGTATTTGAAAAATATTGTAGATTACAGGAAAAGAATAATCCATACTCAGTCATAAACATTTTGCTCTTGTTGTATTCTATCTAAATGATGATAGATATTTTCTTTTGAATATTGAAATTCTGAAAATCTTCTAGGATTGTTTTTTTCCATTTTATGAAGCATATTAATCCAATCATATCTTTTGTCTACAACCCACCCGTAACGACGTTCGTCGTGCATCATGTCAAAGATAGAATGCATTGTTCAATATAGTAGATATTATCAATTATATCATCGATACATTCGGTCTGACAAGTCCAAATCAAACAAAATTTCTTCAATCGTATTTTTGTTGCCGACAGTAGCATTCATAATATCATTCTTTTGTTTATGTTTTCTAATTTCAGAAATTAAATTTGGATGATATTTTAACCAATCATATTCATCTTCTGTTAAGTCTGATATTCTTTTTTTATTAATTTTTTGAGTTATACTTGCGTATTTAATTCTATCTTCTGCGTTCATAGTAATCTACTTTTGAAGGATGCATAAAATCAACCACAATTACACACCTATAGTATTCTTTTGCCACAATAGGTGGTGGCATAACTGGTTGATGATTAACATGAGAATGATGTATTAATAAAGAATTTTCATCTCCTGGAATGATGATTTCTCTATCTTTATTCTCAATTAGAGTTCCATATATTCTAGATGGATTTTTAAGATAATAAATCATACCAAGATCAAAATTATCATGACTATGACTATTACCATAGTTTATATACAATTCATTCCCATAGTTCTCCTCTGTTGTTCCCCTCATCCGTTTTGCCCAATATGATTGGACTTTATACTCTTTTATTCTTGGGTCATTAGTGATTTCTGAATAAGTATAAAGATGTTTTTTAACTAATTTAAAAAAGTTTGTCCAACTTTTTTTATACCACAACTTACGTTGAGACAATCTATTAGTTGCTTCAACAGATAAATCCCATTTATCTTCACAAACTTCTAATTCATTATCAATCTCTTCTAAGAGATTTTTCATATCATATTTACTTAGAAGATTATATGCCCTGTAGATTTCATTGCCACAAAAATCAAAGTGCTCTACATCTCTAGGATCTTCTGGATAGACTGGACCAATATCAAGTGTCATATAACTTTTTCCAATAACTTACTGGTAAGAGTGGATTTTTAGGAATAAAATACTCTTCTTTGGCAGGACACATAGAGCAATAAGATTCTTCCTTACGAGTAAAAAAGTCTTTTAATTCTTCATCCGTACAGGTATGCTCTAATGGTGTATATTTAAGATATGGTTCCCACTTTTCAGATAGATTATATTTATTTGCTTGCATTGGAAGATATGCAAGAGCGGGACACTTCCAAAGTTTTCCTTCATGCAATTGAACACACAACTTTGATACACAATACTTCCAACTTAACTTTGGATTATCATCTTCAAATGGTTCCATTTTATCACCAAACCCTTTATATTGTCTAATCCAATGAATAATTGATGGACGCATTTCAACTGGCGCTCCTTTTGCAATCCATTCTCTCATTAGATTATAAACTGGTTCAAACTTCTGCCTATATTCTGGGTCACCATCAGAATGAACAGATACACCAAGAGTTGTTCTTGTTTTTTTTAATGCTTCCCAAAGATTTGGATGTTTATACAGATAAAATCCATTAGAAATTAAATCCAAATATGAATTTGACCACTTTTCTCTTGCCAAATATACAAATTCAGTCAAATCTGGATGTAAAGCAGGCTCTCCACCCATCAATGTGAACCTTTGAGGTATGATTCTTTTACTCCAGTTTTCCATCCACTCTGATGCCTGTTCAAGAGATACAGAACCAGAGTGACCTTGATTCATATAATGAGTGCATCCCTCACAAGTTAAATTGCAAGAGTGAGTAACGTGTAATTGTATCTCGTGAGGTACTTTTAACATATCAGTTAAATTCTTCTATTCTTTTTAGGTCCAAGTATGTAAGTATTTCTTTCCTCCATTCCATCAACTCATAATAACACTGTTGCTCATGGGCAATTTCACGCAACTCATAATCTGGTTTTAAGACGCTCTCATAAAAAAGATTAAATGCATCGCGCCTTTTTTGATGTTTTTCCATAATTTCCTACTTGGTTCTTAACCCACCAACAAGAACTCTTTTAGATTCAGAGTATTCTGCAGAATGAGGTATGTGAGAAGAAAATAGTAACACTTTATTTTTTTCTGGAATAATCTTATATTGATTATCATCAATATAAATCATGGTTTCACCATCATTACAAGAATTTAAGTAAAGTATAAAACTATAATCTTCATTGTGGTTGTGCTTATGCACATTCATTTTACCACCATTTTGATAATCAATCATATGAATATAAAAATATTTTAATTTTAAATTTAAAATATCCTCACACAATAATTTAACTTTATCAATATAGTTATAAAAGATTTTTGAGTTAATATTATCCAAAAGATTTAACGTGTAAAAACAATTTCCACTTAAAGAACTTTGTTTTTTATCCTTAAAAGTCTCTGGATAATTAGAAACAAAATTAAGTAGAAGATTGAAGTAATCACTTACCTCATCTTCTACAAAAAACTCTTTAAACATCAACCATTCCAACAAATTCAATATCTTCAAATTGATCTGATGTAATTTCGTGAGGTCCAATACGATACCAATATTCACCTTCCTTCTCACCAAGATATTCAATATCATCACATTGATGCTCACGCAACCATGCTTGAAGACGTTGATGCTTAAGTTCAGATTGTGAAATCTTCATCAGAATAAACCTCCTTGTATTTTTCAATAAGACGATCTCTCATGTCATGATATGGAGTGAGATCCAAGTCATACTCATCACCAAAATTCCAATCTTCACCATATCTGATAGCACAGATAGCTGCCTGAATCATTGTTTTCAGTCCTTCTCTGTCAACTGTAATTTTAACCAAAGCAGTTGGGTCTGAAGTTGGTTCCATTTTCATTTTTCAATTCTCCAATTAGGATCTGATACTTTATCTACCCAAAAATAACAAGTTTTATTTAATGATTCGACATAATATCGGTCATTATCTTCATTTTTAACTCTACAAGAATGGAATTGTAGCATATCAAGAGTAAACTGAGTTTTTGCTTCTTTACTGATTGGAGTCAGACAAATAAATTTTGTTTTCATTTTACAAATACCGTTCCAGATTGAGGTTGTGTGCGATGTTTTTTAATAAAATTGTGAGCTGAGTTGACAGTTCTACAAACTTGCAGTTGCTCTCCATTATAGATGATCATAAGTTGATTTCCGAATGGAACTGCGGCATAACCGTCATTTGTAATAAATCCTTCTTTCATCGTTTAATAGTAGCAATAGCAGGTTGACCTTCAACAAACACAGTATCTACAACGTTCTGAAGGCGTTTGACCGTTGCAATGCCCACGTTGTTGTAAACGGGAACATGAACAAAACCAAAAGATTTGGTGTACTCCTGGAGATTACCAGGAGTAAGAGTGCCTTGTTGAATACGCTTTACATCATCAAGATGAAGACGAATCACACGACCAACAGATTGGCACATCTCAATAACATTCATTTGACGCATCATAATCAAAGAAGTAAGACCAGGAACAGAGATACCTTCACTCAGAATAGAATAGTGCAGAACAATAAACTTTTTGTCAGGATCTGCACCATACTCACGTACAAGATTAAAAAACTGCTCACGGGTAATTTTCTGGTCATTAAGGAATGCACCATGCTTGCTGGTAATCCAAAGGAGATCGTATCCCATGGATTGAACTTCCTCCATAAAGGCAGTCTCAGCAAGCATACGGATCATCACTTTGGTATTAGGAGCAGCGATTAGAACCTTCTCCATGTGCTCTTCATTGGATAGGGTATCCAGAAGGGTCATACAGTCCCTCTCTGCCGCTTCCTCGCCCTTCAAACGAATGCTACCAACATTGATAGCGTTAATCTTAGGAGGAAGAATGGAACCATTACTAACAAGACGCGGAGCAGGAACATTGTAAATAATGCCACCGTAGACACTAGCATCATTCATTCCAGGTTTTGAAGCAGTGGCAGAATACTTAGGAGTAGCAGTGAAGAAATAACTGCGGTTAGCAACAGAAGAGAAATACTTGACGGAAGAGAAATAACTTTTTTTAACTGAATTGTGCGCTTCATCATAGTAAATCGTATCTACAGCAATGTTTGCTTCCTGAATGCGATGCAGAGACTGATAAGTAGTAAAGATCAACTTATTACCTTTAGTGTGATAGCACCAGGAAAAGATTTGATTTGGTTTAGTCGTTGTAAAGTAAGGAAGATCGCCACCAGAATGAACATGCATAATGGATGCATTGGTGATGTGCTCAGTAAACTCAGCAGACAACTGACGAGCGAGCATCAACCTAGGAGCAACGACTACAATAGTTTTGTCACCAGTCATAAACTGACGAACAGCATCCATAATAGCAATCAGGGACTTACCACCGCCAGTGGGAACCACAATCATCCCCTTAAGGATGCGGTCCATGATGTCAAGTGCTTCGGATTGATGAGGACGGAGTTGCATGGGTGTCATAACGATAGAAATATTATACAGCAAAAGTTACCAACCATCATCGGGAGAGTGGTCAGTTAAAAAATTGGTCTAAGGTGGGATGACCTATTGTACCATCAAATCGGTAATGATATTCAAGTGCATCTGAACAAACATAATGTGGATGAGTTGTGGGAATTCCAAGTCTCTTACATAATTCACGATGATTATCCTCCATTAACTCAACAGCATACAACATATTGTTTATTACATGGTCCTCATCATGATATCTGCATAATTTATTTTTTAATTCTACTATAAAATTACCATTTCCAGCAGAATTATCAAGGAATTTTGAATCGGGATTTTTGAACAAACTTTGATCCATACACTCAATCAATTCATTAACCAAATCTGGTGGAGTAAAAACTTCTCCAGTCTCAGAAATTCTCTGGTCTGACCTTTCAACTTCAGACCCTAAAGACTCATTATGTTTATTTTTATTGGATGACATTTTTATCTCTCAAATACTCTAGTTCTTCAGATGTAAAATCAAATTGTTGATGCACATCATTAAAATCCTTTATAAGAGGAACTTCTGCATTTTTAACTGCTGCAGCGAATCCAGCAGTAGTTTTATAGTTTTCAACAAACAACTTAATTAAAGGAATATCAAATATAGTTGATAATAATTTACCTCCCTCTTCATCTTTGATAGGGCACCATGAGTTTAACATACCGATGTATCCATTTGTGATAAATCTGTCAGTATATGAACAAGAATATGGCACTACAAATTTTAGTAAGTCTCCCGTAGTCGGAAGAACATTAGTTCTTTTTATATTTTTTCCTGAGGCGTAAACTTCGTACTTTCCATCATCACAGTACTCATCTTTTGGAATGTCCTGTCCAATCTTAAGAGGTATCCTTGGATGATTTGAATTTGCAATTTTATTAAAAATAGTATGTAATAATTTTTCTTCTCCAAACAAAGGGAGTCCATCTCTCAAATCCAAATAATGGATTCCAGTCTCATGTATAACTTTTGTAATTCCTTTATATGGTTCTTTTTTTAAAATCCATGAACAAATAGACACACCTTCAGTAAAATACTTATCGGAAGTATAATCAATTTGAATTAGGTTATAAATTGTTTGACATTTTTGAAAGAACTTTTTGCCAAATCCAGTTGTTCCAATAAAAGATGATGGCGTAACCTTTGCCATGGTTGCGCCATTTTGAAGAAGATTGATGTCCAATTCAATAAACTTATACCAAAGTTTATTATTTTTTGCTTTATTATTATCTTGATATGGTGGGTTTGATAATATAGTAAAATTCATAACCACGTACAATCATAATCAGATATTACTAGGTGTTTTTTAATTTGTCAACCTCTCTTCTTAACTCATCAATTTGTCCCTGCTGCTCCTTGATAGCCTCAATCAAAACTGCAACCATGTTCTGATATGCAACAGATTTAGTACCATCAGGAGCTTCATATACTAATTCAGGTAGTACTTTCTCAATCTCTTGTGCAATAACACCAATCTCACGTTCAGGTTGACCAATACGGTTAAAGTAAACACCTCTCAAATCAAGAACTTTATTAAGAGCATTACCAATACCAACAACATTTTCTTTCAGTTTCTCGTCAGAGTTTGCTGTAACTGTTCCTGAGAATGTTGCATTACCAGCATTGTTGAGTCTGAGTCGTTCTTGTGGTGCAGAAGGACCAGAACCTTGGGTTCCAAAGATAATAGCAAATTGACCTGAGGTTCCTTCAGATACACCTTTGATGTATCCACGCTCACCATCATTACCAATATCTCTACCTTCAAACTTCAATCCACCATAAAAATACGAAGCATTAAGTGCCTGGTCAGTTTGCTGGAATCTCAAATAATTACCATCAATATCACCAGTTGTGTCTGGATTTGTTGTAATTAAAACGTCATTTCTAAAGGTTGAAATACCAGTTACCCTTAAGGTATTAAGATTAACTTGTTGGTTAAAGGTACTAATACCCGTATTAACTAAGAATCCATTGGTAATATTCCAAGTTAGCGATGATGCTCTAAATTCAACATTATTTTCAAATAATGTTTGACCAGCAACATAAAGGGAATAACCAACTTTTGCAGAAGTAGTCTCAATACCGACATTGGTTGTTGTTGAAATACCAACTCCATCAAATACCCAAACGTCAGATACGTTACTTAATCCAGAACCATCTCCCTTAAATGCTCCACTCCATAAACCAACATAATAATTATCACCACCAGATTGAATAGGTCCAAACTTTTTCCAATTATTATCATTGGTATAAACCCATCCAATTTCTCCACCTGATGGTGGTTCTGCATCATATACAACGTTGCCAACGTTCCCTGCAATTAATGGCGTACCAATGCCTGTGGTATACTCTCTAGCAATAATTTGATCACCCTGAATAAGCAAACTATTTGCTTCAACAGAATTATTAATTGTTACTTTTTCATTAAATACTGCTGGACCATTAAATTCCGAGATAATATTATTGTCTTTTCCACCATCAACCTTTAATCCCCTATTAATAGTTAATTGTTCAGTAGAACCAACATCAAATCCAATAGCATCACTATTGCTTGTAAGGTCCTCTCCTCTTACTGTTGGAATTGGAGCATTAGTAATTAAATCTTGTCCAGTAGCACCACTTGTAAATTTAGTTACTGTATATGCATTACCCTTATCATCCAATCCGTTATAGAATGGAGTACCACCATTATCAGATACTGATTGTGATAGAATTCTTTCAACACTTCTAAACTGTCTATCTTGTCTCTCTGGTAAAGCAGTTGAATAGTTACCAGGTCCAAATCCAAGATATTCAAAAGTGTGTCCAGATGCACGAATAATAGAGTTTCTTCTAAATTCTACTGGTTTAAATCTAACTTTTCTAATAACAGACCCAACAACGTGAGTTTGTTTTTGAGTTCCAAATAATCCACGGAAGACATCAATTGCAGTATTAGAAGTAATTGACTCACTAATACGCATAATTTCATTATCTAGAACCAGATAATCACCAATATCCCAACCCATATGAGTGGCATTGGTGACAGTCAAAGTATTAATTGTAGGATCAGTTAAAGCAACATTTAAAGTTGTAGTGATACCAGCGTACTGATAAACAAGTCTTGAAGATGCTGCTTCATCAGCAAAATCAATTGCACTATTTTGAGCACTAAATCCTATTGGATAAACTCTTCCAGATCCAGATGCAATTGCGGTTGTTGTACCTACTCCAACCTTTACAGCAAAACTACTTACATTATAAACTTCTGTTATTGTAAATTCACCGTTGTAAATATTCTGGTTGAATCCACCAAATTTAATTCTATTACCAACCAAGAATCCATGAGAATTTGAAGTGATAACACTTGCAATTCCAGTCACATTATTATAATTTAACGAAGAGATTCCAACAGACTCACCAGTGACGTAGGCAGTAACGTCAGAAAGAACAGTAGCATTAACGTTACTCAGTCCATTAGTGTTAATACCAGTAATTGGTTGTGGACCAAGGAACTGATTTCTAGCATAAACTGTTGACGCAGATGATACTCTAACATTTTGATCATCACCAGTTGCAATACTCTCAATTTTATAAACATTATTGTAATCAGTAAAACGACTGTCACGAATACCATCAATTTTAATTACATCACCAACGCTATTATGAATGTTTAAGACTGTAATATAACCAGGAACCCATCCAGTAGTAGTTCCTACACCAACAACTGCTAATGTATTACCAATTCCAAAAGCAGAACCACCATCTACAATTTTAATTCCAGTAATCGCACCTGCAGAATCAATTTCAATGTTTGCAGTAGCATATTTTCCAGTTGTAGAACCAGCAAATCCTACCAGTCTTGCATTATACAACGTTTGAATGCTTCCAGATCCATCACCATAATTTACACCAGCACTAGTAATTCCAACTCTAGTAATATAATTTAATCCATGATCTTTTTGAGTTGTAAGTGTGTGAGATATTCCAGAACTTGAATGTATCTCAACAATTCCAAATCCAACAACAAAATCACGAATATTCTTATTAATAACCTCTTTTGTAATACTATTCTGTGGGTTATTAATCTCAGTTAGTCCAAGTGGTGTTGGTAGAGCAAACGTTCTAGTCTGATCTGGATCGGAATCTGGATTATCTCTATCAAGTTGTGGGTATAAATTTTTAACTGGTTGAGAGAATCTAAGATTTTGGAATGGAGATACTTGAGGTGAAGATGATGAATCAAGAATAGTTAAATGATAAACTCCATCTTTTGCATTTGGAACATATTCCTGGACTGCTTCCTTTCTATAAATGTAGAACGTATTACTAAATTCTTTTCTCTCATATCTGGGCAGATTTGTTGTTCTCTGATTAATATTATTAGAGAATGTTCCTGGATTGGTAGTAATACCAACTGTAAATTCTCTCCGTGTAGGACTTGATACAACAGTATAAACGCCATTAAATCCAGTATTTCCTAATCCACTTGTGTTTGCTGTTGATACAATGTTAAAAACTTGAACTTTAGAACCAACAGACAGTTCATGTGGTGTATCTGTCGTAAACGTCGCTAATCCAACAATTCCGTCCCAGGTAGCACCCGAAATAAATCTAGGATTTCTTAATTCTGAAGTATTAGATAGGACAGCTGGCGCAATACTTTTAAACTTAGCAACCTCTGCATTAGTAAATCCAGTTGTATTGCTGGACTCCTGCATAATAAATGCATCTTCTGGAGGTCTACCAAGAACACTTGAATCTCTTGGAATTACATACCTTACTTTGTAAATTCGATCTTCAAGAGCTCTATTATCAGGAGTTCTAGTAATAAATGTTTTTGGAGTTGCCCTACCAAGGGATGCTGTTCCAAGACCAACAATCGTACTATAAATTGAGTTATTAGTAGAACTTACCGTAATAAACCATTGACCAATAGCACTATCATATTGTATTGGGTGCCCAACGTCACCAGACTTTTTATCAGATACTCTAGATTCAATCTGAAGAATACCACCTTTACTATTAACAGTGATAGCAGACAAACTTACAGTGTCATTAAATGTTTGTGCTAATTTAATCTGATCACTATTAATTCCAGCAGTAATTGCATAATAAAGTTGATTGTGCCTCAAACCATCAGGAAGTTCACCATCATCACTTAAAATACGTACAGATTCACCATTAATAAATTGGTGAGGTTGAGTTGCTGTAAAGATATTAGAGGTAATACTATTAATACCAATTGCTGTTCTACCTACAGTAGATAATTTTGTAGCAGATACCTCATAATTACCAGTTCCCTGTGTCTCTGGCATTACAATTACAGATTCTTTGGTAACACCAATGTTACCAATATTAATAACAACTTTTAATTTGTCCTGATTTTTCGCACCAATTCGATATCCTTCTAATACTGATTTTGGTGGTATATTTCTATTGGTCTCATTATAAAGATAAAGTCTAGAAGTATTACCTACAGAAATTGTTTTCTCAACGTCAATAGGAGCAAATTCAATAGTTATTTCATTATTATCAACTCTTTGTGGTGGTAAAATATGGGTAATATATCCAGTATCATCTCTTGGGAAAGCGTCATTTCTGAATCCTCTACAAACAATTGCCTTTGCACCAAAGTTTGAGTTGGAGTTTGTAATCGAATGGTCTCCACCAGATTCTGCAACAAAGTGATTTGCATATCCAATAGCAAACACAGAAACTAGTTGAAGGAATGCATCATTTGATGCTTTAATATGGAAGTTTTCGTATGCTGGTTTATATACTGCAGAAGAATTGGTATGAAGGTTTGAAACAGCAGTGGAATCTTCATAAACACCAGATACTGCATTATATTTTACAAATGCATTATCGTCTTTCTGTAGTCCAATACCAGTGAACTGAGCAACCACCATGGATTTAAATCCATCAGCTTTGCTACCATCCGCATGAAGTCCACACATTCCATAAACGGAACGTAAAGAACAATTGAAGATATATGGAGATGCAGAAGTAACACTGTCAACTACAATATTAAGAGTTGGAGCACCTGATACAATAGCAGGAAGAGGATTTACAGGTGCTGTAGAAACCTCATAAGTAACCCGAGTTGTAGATTCTACAGTTTTTACAACATAAGAACCATTGTATCCACCACTAGGAATACCTTCAATTCTAATCGGAGTATCTACATCCAATCCATCAACAGATTCAACAAGATCTACTGTAATTTTCTTACTGGAAGTTACACCATCACCTGCTCTGATACTAGAAATTCCAATATTTTGACCTTTAGAACCAACAATTCGGAATTCATCAATTTTTGATTGAACATCAATTGCAGCACTTGGATAATCAGGTGAAATAGATCTTCCACTAGAAGGACCATATACTAAACCGATTTTTTCATAATAAATGTCAAGGTCGGTTCTAGTCGTATTGTAATTTAAATAAGTATCATTAAATTTTACAGGATTTACACCATCCGCATATTCAAAACAAGTTAGTTTATGGTGAGAGAAGTTGGGAACAAACTTTGATGTGCCATAATCTTTATATACATTTGAGTTTGGATCCGCATCAAAAAATGTAAACTGATAAAAATAACAAGTACCAGTTACTCGAAATAAACAAGTTGAATCAACTGTATTGTCTTGAGGACTTGGAACAAACCTTGGACGAATCTTTGTTTTACGAAGATCCATACCAACGATTGATGTGCCACGAGGAATGATAACTCCACCATAAACGGAGTTCATTTTATAAAGATCATTCTCTGGAGAATCAATGTCAAAATCAGAATTTAAAGTAAATTCTGTGAGGTCATTAGAAGATGCACCACTTCTAGTTAACCAATTATTACCAGAAATAGGAGCGTCATGTACAGGAATCCATCCTGGTCTATTGTCGATTACATGTTCGCCAGGATAAACAATGATAGTTGTTCTACTAAATCTATCATTATCAAATCCTTTTTGATATGAGAATCTTGCTGCCTCAATCAGTGCCCTTTGAATTGTTTTAAAAGGTCTAACTAATGAGTTACCTTGGTTTTCAATACTATCTGTAGAGTCTATACTGGAAGGATCGACGTATAGAATATCGCCTCTACTATTCTTCAGAAAATTATCTAAGCGACTAAGACCCATTTTATTACTCTAGGATGGCTACTATGATTTATTTATTCATAGTAAAAACCATAAACAGAGGGTATTATTTTGCTAACATATACTCAACAGTATTTGCAACATCGTTCATAGCATCACGTAAATCAGGTCTTTGACCAGATTCTTGTCTTAAAATAGGTCGGGAATCATCAACAAGGGTCCAACGCCATTGACCCATTTCTTTGCAGTGCCAAAGATTAATTTTCATATGCAGGATTACTCCAATCGTTAGTAAAAGATCTAAGATATTCTATTTTTTCTAACATTTCTTGACTATCAAGAACAAATTCTTCATTAGCAAAATGAAGTTTGCAGTTGTGTTCTAATGCAAGATTCATTATATATGTTCTTCTGGATTTGTCATCAGGTAAAGAAAAAATACTAAACAAAATGATATGATCTAAATTTGTATGTTTTATAGAATACTCTAAAAATGAGTGATTTCTTCCTTCATTATCTCCAGTTTGATGTGGAAATTTATAACCCATCCTAGAACAATACTCCCTAACAGTTAATGTCTGAAAGTATAAATCAATATGTTTGGTTTTAAATCCTTCATATTCTGCATAGGTTACCACATTTTCATGTGGTAAAATTTCAATCTTGCGAGACTGAATATCTGTATCATGCAATCTTCTAAAGTATGCCCCTGGCCATTTTCGATGAGGTTGTCCATCTCTTAGTAATAATCTTACATCAATACTCATTCTAGTTTTTCCAGTTCTATTTGGTACTCCACCATGAATATTTTCTTGAGTAAAAAGTAAAAATGTTCCAGGAGACATATTTACTGGATAACATTCTTGAGTACAAACCTCTTCTAGTTTTTCATGAGACCATTTTTCTTTCTCAGACCTACGAGTAATTTCTCTACTCTTATCAATTCCAATAATTTGGAGTGAATTTGTATCAAAAGTTTCTGTAAAAGGTAACCAAACAGTTCTTAATCCGAGACCATTACCAACCCATCTACCTTGATGGAATGGAAGAACAGTCCCATTCTTATCTTGATTGGGAATTGTTGCCCTAATATTACCAAATTTTTGTATAAGAATATCAGTATTTAACTGCGGAACAACATATTCTTCTACCATCCTATCAAATAAAATATAAAAATCAGTATCAACAAGATCTTTAGTTAAATGTTTTACTAGTTCTCCAATAGAATTTGAAGATACATGTTCATGGAGATATTGAAGATCTTTTACTTCTGGGTAATATTTTTGAACTAGAGATAACAAAATATCCCCAAAAGGATATTTGTTCATATCATATTGATTGTGAGTAGCGTCAAATATAAGCATATCTATTCTTAGTCTAAGCCCCCGACTGGATTTGAACCAGCGACCAACGGTTTACAAAACCGTTGCTCTACCACTGAGCTACAAGGGCATTAATAATCATCCAGTTCTGCTAAAACCTCAGGATTTTCTAAATCCATTTCAAAAAAACACGGATGTGCTTCTTCCATTATTAAGTATGCAGAAGCTCTGAATAAATCTTCTGCAGTATATGTAAGGTTATTATTAGCTTCAATAATAGTAGATGGGTCTGCTTCTTCCTCTTCGGTTAAATCATCCCAAGTGAACGGTATAGAATTAACAAAGTACATCATAACAACGTTCTTTATATTTATTTCTGGAGAATGCCAGCAATAAGCTTTGGTGATTCTAAGCTTCATTCTCTACACCGTTTCTTTATATTTAGTTTAAGGAAGGCGGAGAGTTATACTCAATCCCTTTAATATTCCTTCCAGTAGGAGCGGGGGGACTTGAACCCCCACAGGCAATGCCCGACAGATTTTAAGTCTGGTGTGTCTACCGATTCCACCACGCTCCCATAAGAACTTACACCTTGTAAGTGGGTGGATGATACTTCAAATATTCCCTAAAAGTCATTTTCATTTCTTTTTGGGTCATACCACAGTGTTTTGCTGCAGCAGGAAGTGTCATCGTACAATTGAAGAGACCTTTGTTTGCTTCCTTGACATTCTCTGGAGTTGTCTTTACAGGCATTTCAAATAGGTCAATATAAAGTGGTTTTGTTTTCATAAGTATTAAGTTTGTAAATCCCCAATTAAGGGGAAGCGAATGACGGGGATCGAACCCGTGACACCAACTTGGAAGGATGGGATGTTACCGCTACACCACATTCGCAGATGTAATCATTAAGAGATCTAAACTGAGATTTGGGCGACCCCTCAACTGATTACCCTTATATTATAGGGCATTGGTTCTGAGGTGTCAACCCCCCCCCCTACCAAGGTCCACCGTATGCTGGATCATTGGCATAACCAAGAGCCTCATTGAGTTCGGTTAATCTTTCAATATTTTCTTGCAGTTGCCTGTTAAGACCCCAAACTTGCAATTCATATTCTCCTTTTATCTTTTGTGTTGCTGTAGCAATACTATTCTGAGAAGACACTGTACCAATTCCAGAATTATATTGAGATATAAGAGAACTTACATCTACTGCAGGACCAATAATATCAAACACCTTTCCTAACTCAGATCCACCATTTTGAAATAGTCTTGTGCTTACACCAAGTCCAACATTAGAAGATGTAACAGTGACATATCCCTCTCCATTAAATGGATAGTCGGACCCATAATTTCCTCCAGAAATTTTTGGGTAATCATAAGATTTAAGAACATCTGCTGTAATTGTCCCATATGCAATAATTACAGACCCCAATCCAACAATACCTAAAGATGAAGCAGTAGCAGTTCCTACTCCAGATACAACACTTCCATATTGAGAGCTAATATTTGCCGTACTAGAACCATATCTTGTCGTTAATAAACCAGTATTCCCACCAATAGCAACAATTTGGACTTTAATTGCATTTGCAGCATTTACAGTATTTAAACTTTGCTGAGCAGCATTTGCAGATGGTCCATTAAAAGCATCTCTTAAAGAAGAGGCAATAGAAATTCTTTGTGGCAATATTTGATTTTGCCTTAAAAGAGTTTCCTTATCTTCTTGTAATTTAGTTACAACAATTCCCATAAATCATTATATGTATTTTCTATATTTATTGTGAAAGTTGCTCTATTATTAACTGGATATATGAGGAATTGGGAGAACCACTTCCAAAACATAAAAACCAATATTATTGACAAATATTCAACTGATGTATACATCAGTTCTTACAGTTATTCTGAACTTTACATGGGTTCTGATATAGTTCAGATAGATGTAGATGACATAATAAAGAAATATAATCCAAAAAATTATTTGTTTAGAGATAAAGAAACTCTTCCAGAATTTAAATTCAAATCAAATGGATTAGAGATAAATGGAAGAGAATGGTCATATAGAATATTAAGACAATGGTATACAAATTATCTGGGATTACGAATATTTGATCCTAGAGAATATAATATTGTAATTAAATGCAGAGCAGACTTCTCTATAAAAAACTTTCACCTTCAAACAAATAAAGACTTGGTTTTGCCTGTGTGGAAGGTTCATCCAGGTCCATGCAATCCAGAAGATTCATATGTGGATTACTTTGCACATGGAAATGGATATTGGATGAAAAAATATCTTAAATTGTATGAAAAAACAAAAGAGATGCATGATAATGATTGGGGTGATGTCTCCTTGGGAGAAACCCTAATCAAATCATACATCGATAGGTATATTGGTTCTGAACATATCACATTAGATTATGATATGGATTGGAAGATGAGAGATGAACCTTGGATGTCTGAGGTCCAGAACATTTATAAAAAACACGACCCTCTCAAAGTTGTAACCATTGAGAAGGATGTGTAGAACCCTGATGGTAATCTGGATTTTGTGGTTTTAAAGTAACACGAATATCACCAGGAATCACAAGACGTTCACCCTTTCTCTCAGTAAACTTTTGAGTAAAGTGCCCAATTTTACTTGGAAAAATTACTACACTACCCTCGATAGGGGTAATACTATAAACATTACAATTATAACGATTATATCCAGTGATTAAATTCTTTTGTAGTGCCTCAGTGAACATATCACCAACACATTCATTAGGATTTTTTTCTTGTGCTACGCAAAATTTATCAGAAGTCTCATCAGTTTTAACATAATAAACAAAACTCAAATCTGATGCATTATGATTATGGGGTTTAATTGATGGTGTATCATCATCTTTATGGTATCCAACCCAAGACTTGATGATATGATAATCAAGTTTTGAATAGTCCACATTAAGATATCCAAAATAATTATCTACATGACTGCGAAGTTCTTCAAAAAATGGACGATAAATCTCATTTTGGTGTGCAAAAATCCTACCAGAATACTCTGGACTTTCATTTTGATATCCATCAAACCAATAATCACGAAGTTCTTCCAAGTAAATCTTAATTTTATCTTGAGACTCCACCATTCCCTGATAAACAATCAAGGGGAATGCTTCATGTACTCGGTGCATTACTTACCGTTAATATTGTACTCTCTATTATCGCCTGGATAGTCTGCTGGTGTCAAGCCCTGATACTCAGAAATATTTTTGGTGGTGTCAATCCGTTCACCAAAAACAACATAATCACAATTAATAGCAGTTCCTGCATTATTCTTAACGTATATTCTATCTCCCCATTCAATCCTATCAACAAACAATTCTTGCCAGTGTCCATTAGGAGTTAAATTGATAACTAAAGTTTCCATATCAACAAAATCTTTCCAATAATCTGGCAATTTGATGTAAGACTCATTGACAAGTTTACCTTTTAAATATACATCTGCAGTAGGTCCTTCAAGACAAATATATCTGAGACGATGGTCTTGTTTAGTTGGATGTTGAATATCAAAAGATTTCTTAGCATCCCAAACAGCAGCTTTTGCATTTAAAGACCCGACAGATGCTGTTTTAACGTCTTGTCCCTGAACAAGAGCATCTGCTTTTAGGTTACCAACTTTAACATTATAATGTATCCAAGGGGTACATGCTTCTACTGGATAATCTGGGTCACCAGTTGTTGACTTCAAAATATAATCATATTTTGAAGAAAATGGTCCTGTAATACCCTCGTCTTTACAATTTGATTTATTCGTATTCTTTAAAATAAACTTTTCATCTGCCATAATTACCTCTTCGTATCATAGTGATATCCAGATACAGAATACTCATCATTATTACCAGGATAATCTGCAGGAGTTTGACCTTGATATTCTGGTATCAATCTCTCACCATCTTTGCGTTCACCAAAAACATGATAATGACAATCAATTGGTTTTGCAGCGTGAAGATATATTTTATTATCTTCTATCTTCTGAACAATAATACTTTGATGAGATCCAACTGGAGTAATAGAAACTGTAATTGAATCAACATCTACCAATTCTCTCCAATAATCTGGAAGATCAATTATATTTAAATTCTTTAATTTACCTCTTATGTATACATCATTAGATGGGCCTTCTGGGCAAGTGTGGCGAAGTCTCCATCCATCTTTTGTAGGATGAGGGATATCAAAATTCTTTTTAGCGGAAAGAATATGTCCACCACAACGAGACATAACCTCACCTTGAGTAATTAAATTGCCACCAACATTTACATTAGCGTTTGTATCAACAACGCCTAAAAATGCAGTTGATCCAGTAACAGCAAGAGAATATGGATTATTAATTCCTGTACACAATGCCCCAGGTATTAATGGTGGTTTAAACAAATCAGAATTATTGCATTTTCCAATCATTACTGTAGCAGTAAGGAATGATGGAATTGCGCCAAAAACAGAAGGACCTTCCATAAATGAACCACCTCTAATTTGAAGCGGTCCTTTACCCAAAACAAGGGAAGGATCTCCTACACCAACATATAATGTTTTTTTAACTTCTAAATCAGGTACTTTCATTAAATAAATCCTCCACCTTTTTGTTGTTCCTCAAAATCAGATATACCTTTAGATTTTTTCAATGTTGTACAAGAATCTGCACAATCAATCAATCCACCATAAAAGTTTAGTGTTCCATTACCAACTATTTCCATTACGCCAGAAGAAAGGAATTTTGCTACAGAATCTCCATTTACTTCTATATTTTTTGATCTAATATTAATTTTTTCATTTGATTCAATATTAATATATCCACTTTTATTGCCACTACCATTAGCAATCATATCAATATTTTTAGCTTCAAACCTAATTCTGCCTAAAGGAGCAGCAATAACAATATCACCATCAGAAGCTCTTAAAATAAAAGAAGTATTATCTACTGGTTTTTCACCACACATAATTTGATAAACACCAGGACAACGATTAATCGTAGATCCCGTCATTTTTCCAGAAGACATAAACATCATATAATGTTCTGATGGTTGTCCAGGATGACCATTTCTCAACATAACACCAGCATAGGTGTTATTCATATTAATATGACCTAGTTTTAAATGCCCGTAATTGCTTCCCAATTCTATTGGGTTATGAAGTTGTGGTTTTCCCATTAATCAACTCTTCCTACACAATCGACAATTCTGATAACTTTAAACTTTTGCTCATCTGTTAATGTCCCTTCGGTGTCATCCCCAATTCTTCTTACACAAAAAACTGGTGTAATAACAGCATTATATCCTGTCTCAGATTTAATGTAAATCTCTGGTCTTTCTACAAATCCATTTCCAGAATTAATAATTCTCAAAGAGGTTAAAACACCAAATGGTCCAAATGTAGCTTCAATTTCTGCACCAGAATTTGGTTCAATAACAACTTTATCTCCTGAAGAATAGTTAATTCCAGCATTTTCAATAACCAAATCACAAATATACAAGATTGCTGGATAACTTCCAATATTAATTACTGGGAATGCATCAAGTTCTGTTGCACCATTAGTACCTGTTCCAGGTATTGCTGTGATTCCAGTAGCATTTCCAATTTGATTTTCTGGGGGCAACCCAGCATCATTTTGATTATCACCACCAAATCCAGGAGGAGTAAGTCCAATCACAGGTGCTACACCTTCCAATATTTGCTTATCTTCTGGTCTAATTACAACATCACCTTCTCTTTGAGGAATTTCTGTTCCTGGTGGATATTGTTCCCATCTTCCATCGGGAGTCCTAATCACAGTATTTTCAGCTGGTGCCCAAACCCTACCATCACCACCCAAATCTCCATTAGGTCTTGTTGGATAATCTGCTCCAGGACTAGGAACAGCAACATTAACAACTTGATAAGTTGGTTGTCCCGTATTTGGATCTGTTCCTCCATCTGGTGAAATAATTGGAGTTGCATACGCCCCAGAACCTTTACCACAATTATCACTAATGTCTATAAAAGGAGCTTTAGTATAACCAGATCCCCCAGCAATAATATCAACTCCTAAAATGTCTCCTGTTGCACTTAGGATTGCATTTCCTCTTGCACCACTTCCACCACCACCCCAAAAAGTAACAGTTGGAGGACCACAAAAAACAGGACCAACATTACACCCACTTGTTGCACTAATTGCACTATTAATTAATCCACTAAAATCAACTGCTGCTGCAATAGTATCAACTACACCAGTCGCACTACCAACCAATCCACTAACTTGAGATGCTATTCCTTGAGCAGAATTAATAATGGAATTAATATCAAAAATTGCTGCTGGTTTCCCACCTTCAAAAATATTCCATTCTTTTGTTTCTGGACACTCCTGTTCTTCTTCACAAGCAAAAAATCCAGCCAATGCTTTTAAAAGATTTAAAATTGAATTAGCAATACTGAATGCTCCTCCAATTAAACCAGATACAGAACTAATAATAGAATCAACAGCACCTGCGATTCTTCCAATTGTATTTCCTAATAAGTCGGCAACAAAATTTTGAACAGCACAAGCAGGAACATTGATATAACGATTAAAGATTTGATTAAGAAAATTACCAATCATCTTAAAAAGATTTGAAATCAATTTATTAAATAGACAAGTAATCAACTCCATGAGGGCATCATGCCCTTTTTTGGCTTTGTCTCTATCGGGTGGATTTATATTCTCATATAATTTTTTAGTTTCTTTATTAATTTTCTCTTCGACAAATTTACGGATTTCTTTAAATACCCATTTTAAACCTTCAGCAATAAACTCTTGTGCTTTTTGAGTTTTTTCCTGAATCCATTTTTGCTTATCAGAAATCCATCCTTGAGCAGAAGATTCCCACTCTGATAATTGTTTTTGAGCCTTTTCAATCTTTTGAATCAACTCCTGCATAGACTTCATAATTCCAGTTAATGGAATTTTTTCACAGTCTGTAGGGGATGCAACACCAAAAGTATATTCTTGAACAACAGATTTATCGCTTATTCCCCAAAGGTTTGCATTAAATGTTGTTTCTAGTGGAAGACCTTTTACTAATGGAACATTAAAAGCTGCTACAATATCTTTTTCTCCATACCCACTATAAGATTCAAATCCATTCTGACCTTGAGTTCTTTTAATAGGAACTTCTTCGTTATTCCCTAAAGTACCTAAAATTATAGGATTATTTAATTTTGAAATATCTCCCCAAATACCATAAACTCTAGACCCCTGAGTTATTCCACCAATTAAACCAGCTCCTTGATGACCACTTCCAGCAGACCCCATTCTAACCTCTGCCCATGGAAGTTGATCATCTGGGAGAAGTTTTTTATCAGCTGGATGAACATTTTGTATCCTGACTTTTACTCTTTTTCCCCAATTTTCAAGTTGTTTAGGATTTGTAATTCCTTTTTCTTGAGAATCAGTGCTCCATGTTTCTCTTGGCGCAACAATACCTTCCCACCAATATTTTACAAGTGGATCTTTAAGAAAGTTGTAAGGTACATCTAAAGCAGCAGAATGTGAAAATGTCATCTATTCAATCATCATATACTTTACATTCTAATGCATGTGGATGAGAGTCACAATATAATTCCAATGATGTAGGATCATGGTCATCTTCTGGGTGACGTTGTTGATATGCCTCTAGATCCCTCAATTCTTCCTCAGTATGGCGACGCCTTTGTGGAGAAATAGTAGGATCATCAAGAATCATTTTATCATTGTCAATATGTTGTTGAATGTTATCCATTTAATTAACCTATCTTGGTTTTCTACCGTAAGAATCTCTAACTAATGTCATTTTAGTTAAACATGCCTTAGGTGTCAAGTAATGACATATATCTGATATGATATATATGCCACTTAATTCTTTATTTGCTATCATTTCTTTCTTTCCAGATTGCTCTGGAAAATCACAATGTACAATTTGACCTGCCCTTAAACTAAAATCTCCTGGGATACTTATCTCAACAGACAAAGTAAACAGTTTATTATAAGTCATTCCAGATTGAACTATTGTTCTTGCTGACTCCAAATTTTCTTCCTTTCTTTTTTCAAGTTGCCTTCCTTTATTTCCAGATGGCGTTTGTCCTACATCCATTCTATGGCTATACCTTCTAGTATATTCACCATAAACACTAAAGTCTGAAGAAATTTTGGGGAATTCTTGCCCACCTCTTGGTTTTTGATCCTCATTACCAACTTCTTTTGCTTTTGGACTAAAGGATTGTGTATATGGATTAAAAGTTTCTAGTCTGCCACCATATGCTCCAGAATCCAAATTCTTTTGAACATCTATTGTTTTTAACGATTTATAGTTAATAATTTTAGAATCATATCCTTGTGGTAATAATGTTGAATCGTTGTAGATGAATTTTTTCTTAGGACTTCCAGCAAATAATTTATCAATCGCTCTAAAATTAAATCCATCATAAGTTTCAAAGATTAGATATCCAGCAGAAGACTTCGCTCCTTGAGGAACTCCCATTGTTCCAACTTCCGCTATCAAATCAAATGGTTTTTTACCAGACCCATAAAAATTATATTTGTTTTCTGTAGGGTCACTTATAATATTTTTTTTAGTTTTTAAAATTTCTTTTAAAATAATACTAACTGATTGTGAGATTTCACCATCAAATCTCTGATATACTTCTGACTTTAAAAAATCATTTGCTAAAATTTCTTTTGAACAAAGATCAATTGTATAAATCATCTGCTCAGATGATGATAATATATTTGAAATTTTGCTAATGTAAAGTGCGTTATTACCAGTAAATTTTAATGTGTTGTTATCATTATCATTAAAAGTTACTTCAACCCTTTCAAATCCAGATAATTTAAGTTTATATAAAATTGCAATATCATCAGATTTTCCTTCATTATGTCCAGAATCCAAAACTATCAGAGAAAATCTAACAGAATTATCCAATATACTTTCAAAATATGAAAAATCCACAATACCGCCAGATATATCAGCAGTCCCACTGCCTCTATTAGAATGAATGAGACATTTTGATATATTACCTGATTCTGCTTTTGTATTTGGAGTATTACCAGCCATTTTTGAAAGTTATATTTACTATTTAACCAACTTCTACAATAAAAATATGAGTTGTCCCATCAGTATCATATGAAGCACGTTGGTTTAATGCCGCAATATTACCAGAATTTGGTCTATTTGTTGATATTGACGCTTGTGTTCCAAAAGCAGATGGGTGATTTTTTTTAACTGCGTCATATAAATCTTTAGATATAGGTTTTCCATTTTGAAAATATTTTCCACCTTCCCTTTCAGTATAAGTTGTACCCCCAACATTGCTAGAACGTATTACTCTTCCCAACTGTGCTGGTGTAGGTCTTGATGGTTGAGTCCTTTGTGGAGTATACCCACCAACCCAATCAAAGTGTGTTGATTCTCCAGAATATGTATTATATTGAAATCCAAATCTACTTGCATTGTTTCTTATCCACTTTCCAGCAGCAGAATGCCAATTAATATCAAATGCTTCTCCACTTAAATGTCTAGATCCTTGAGCACCTCCAACTCTTGCATTGTGTTCAGGGTCTCTAAACGCATTGGAAATTCCAGGACCTAAATCAATTCCGTCTTTTCTAGCAGCAGAAGACATATCAATAAATGCATCAGCAATAGCACCTTTCAATCTAATTGGTCTCCCTGAGGAGTCTTTTAATCCAGTATCTTTCAAATTACCTGCAACTGCTTGAGGTGTCGGACGAATCACAACCTGACCAGATCTGCGTCCAATATCAGGATTTCTTCCTGTTATATCAGCAATAAATTGTTTATTTAGATTCTCGTGTGCATTATTTGGATCATAAGCATTACCTTTAACTGGTTTGCTATGAGCACCTCTTTCAAATTTATTATAAAAAATACTTGCCGCTTCTTCTGGACTTGAGGCAGACTTTAATTCTCCAGCGATTCCATGATTGTTAATATCTATTGCAATATATTGTGCCTGAACATTTCTATTATAGGGGTCTAATCCTCTATCTTGCGCCCATTTTACAAATTTAGGCCATCTATGATTCCTATCCCATTGAACCATTCCTTCATAACTAGGATTATCAGGGGTTGCAGTTCTATACCCACTCTCTCGTCTTATATTTGCAACAATACCAATTGCTGCATTTTTTCCATAAATTGCTGCAAAATAATCTAACAAGTCCGCTTCTATTTGGGCATTAGACCCACCACGAAGTCTTGCTCCAGGGGCACCTCCTCCAGGTTGAGTTGGATCTGTACGAGGAGTGGTTTTAATATTTAAAATAGCATTTAATACACTTAAATCTCTAGAAAGAGCATTTTCAATACCCTTCATCAATCCAAGTATAGATTCATTCTTTCGTTTTATATCTCTATTATCACTTAAAACTTCACCACCAGATGCTAATGCTTGAATTGCTCTTGCAATTTCATTAGATATAGAATTGGAAGATGAATCTTGTACAGAAGCAAACAAACCAGCAAATGCTTTTGCAACATTTCTTTGACTTGTTTTAGATGGTCTATGTCCCAACATTAAATCAATACCCATTGACATAATCTTAGAAAAAACTGATGTCTTGGGTTGTTTTAATTTTTCAGCAGCAGATACTAAATTACGAACTGGTTGTTTATTAAAATCTGTTGTAGCATATAAATCTTTTATTTTTTTCTGACCAGTTGTTAATCCTGGTGTAGTTTTATCAACTTTTAATTTTGTAATTGGTACTGCTTTACTTTTTTTCTTTTTTCCATATTTTAATCCTGGATCACGTCTACTTTTATCTCCTACTCTACCACCTCTTGCTCTGCCTTCAATCTTATCTGGAGACGATTTTGTAATTACATTATAAAGACTAGCTCCAATTTGGTCGCCAATCAATCCACCAATAATTCCACCAATTGTAGCACCAGCAGCTCCTCCAATTAAATTACCAACTACTGGAACCACAGATCCAGCAACAGTTCCAACAGTTCCACCCAACCAAGCACCAAGAGCCTGTCCAACACCAGCACCTACTGCACCTGCTGCAGCTTTACCTAGAGGTTCTTTAAAAACTAAAGACCTAATACCAAAATCAATTAGTGGTCCTACAATTGGAATTCTTCCAGCAATTCTTCCAACATTTTTACCAGCAATTTTAGTCGCTCCACGCTGAACTAATCTTTGGTCTAGTCCTTGAGTAGGTCTGGGTGTTTGACCCCTAAGTTTTCTTAAATTCCTATTACCAAATCTATCTCCATATTGATTATCACCAAACCTTCTTCTATATCTCTCTTGTGTTCTTGCATTAACCCTTCTACCAGACCTATCAAAACCTCGTCTTTCTGGTCCCTTAAATCTTTTATCTTTAAGTGGGTCTTCGCCACCCATAGATGCCATTCCCGCAATAATTGCGAGATTCATAAACTTAGTAAAAGTACTTGTAAACTCAGTAAACTTTTTCTCACCATCATCACCAAATAATTCTTTAATTTTAGATTGAGCCCCATCTACAAGTTTATATCCAAGATCTATTGTCGTAACAAACTTATCAAACATTCCTTTAACAAAATCTTCTATAAATGCAGTTACTGGTTTTATATAATCCAAAAACTCAACCAACTTTGGCAGTAATCTGAATATTCTTAAGACTAAAAATCCTGTAAAGATAGTTCCCAAAAACTGCTTTATTCTATCAATAATACTCATTCCTGGGATAGGAATATTTGGTAGTCCTGGTCCCCTTTTCTTTTCTTTTTTTTGTTCTAACTTATCTTCTTGTTCTTTTCTCTTTTTATTTTCATCTTGTTTTGCACGAAGTTGTACTTTTTTAACGTTAATTTTAATTGTTTTCTTAAGTATATCTTCTATCTTAACTACTTTTTCACGTATAACTTTAATATCTTCAACAACTTGCCTTTCAGGATCGGACAAATCTTCATTATTAATTTGTTGCGATAAATCTACAGTTTGCTTATATTCTGTATTCTTAACAGGGACCAAAAACATTTTTGGTTGAGAAACCTTTGCAACCCTTCCACCTTCATCTGATGCATTTAATAATTTTTTAGCGTCAATAAATGCCATCTTATGCTATCCCTCTTATACCATAAGTCATTATATTTTTAGTACGAGTTGTACTATTGTAAGTTCCAGGGAAAGATGTATCAAGGTCACGAGAACCAACCCCATGTTGTGCTTTAATTTGTTTTTTAGCTTTATTAATTGTTGTAGAAGTAATTTCAATTCTTCTTGTTGGTGGTGAAATATTTGATGCAACTTCAATGTTTTTATTTGGTAGAACTCTAGATTGTGGTCCAATAACTGGTTGTCCACGGAGATTTACATATCCATCTGGTTCATATCCCATTTGTCTCATCATTATTTCTTGGCGTCTTGCGGCACCTTTTATAGTCTGAACATTTTTTCCAAAATTTTTAAACGCCCCACCAACAAATGAACCAGATTGTATTGGTCTTGGTTTTGGAAAACTTACCTGAACTGGGTCATAAGGACTCCAATCTCGTATCATACCTGCTGCCGAAGGAGATTGATTATATCTCTGAACCTGTTGTGGTGAGAATTGCTTTCCAGGAATTTGTGGAAGTCTAACTCGATTAAGATTTAATCCAAGAAATTTATTCCGATATCCCATATCAGCGTATCTTGGTGCCATTACTCTACCAGTTCCAGGCAGTCCAAGATTTCCCAAAAAGTCCAAAGCATTGCCAATAAGACCACCACCAGATGCAAGTTGAATATTATTAACCATTTTAGGAACGTTGGTTCCTCCGCCAGATTTGTTTAATCTTAAGAAAAAGTTTGCTCCATACTTATTAACTGCCTCTTTTGAAATAACAATTTCTCCAGGTCTTGCTGCAATCAATTGTGTATCTTTTCCTGCTCCCGTTATCCTTTGTCCAGAATCTTCAGTTACTTGTGCTCCCCCAGCAAATGCATCTGCTTTTATCGGTTCTTCTTTTACTCTACGAGATAAAATTCTACCACCACCACTTGCGCCTTGAAGAGACCCAAATTGAGTTGTTGGTCCCAAATTACCCACACTAGGGGTTTTATCACCCATAGTATCAGTTCCCTGAACTCCTAAACCTTCTCCTCTTTGTGCTCTTGCTTTATTATCTGCTTGAACAGATGCTGCTTGACGTTGCCCAGTAACCTCATTTGCGGCAATTGCCAATCCAGTGACTGCTAAAGCACCAGCAACATATGGATTTTTCTTTAAAAAGTTCAACAGCATAGGAATTCCCTTCCTTGCCATTGTAAATGTTAATTTGGTTAAAGTACCAATGACTGTTCTAATTAATTTACCAGCAGAAGTTCCAAATAGTAAAAATCCAGCAAGTAAAGCAGGCCACCAATCTTTTATAAATCGAAGAATTGTATCTACTTTATTTTTGTTTTCTGGATTTGCAAACCACCTAAACAATTTTAATACCAAATGTCCAACAAGAACTGTGGTTAAAAATTGAATAATTTTATCTAAAAGACTCTGCACTGGTGATAACATTTTTTTAGCAAGTGCTAAAGCTGCTTTTCCACCTTTTTCTAACAGATTTTCCTTATCTTGTCTCTTCTTCCCTTCCTTTAGTCTCCTATCTTTCTCTAACTCCTTTCTAATCATAGAAATTTGTTGAGACATTAAATCTGCAATAGACTCAACAGTTTTTCTAATCGCAGCAATATCATCAGCAATTGCTGCAAGACCAACTAATTTTTTATCACCTTCTTCTTTTTCTGGAAATGCTACTTTTTGAGCAACAAAAAATGAACCTGTTCTAATTGCTAAAGGACCTCCACCAAATCCTCCAGTATTAACAGTTTTTCTTTTAATTCTAAATCTACCAACTTTACCCTTTACTCGCTTCCACTCATTTGTTAACAACTCTGCTTCTTCTGTTGGTATATTATTACCCGTCATTCTAGCAGCAGCCATTCTCTCCCTTAATAAAGAGAGGTATGTTGCATAATCAATGTCGAAGACATTATCGATCCCTAATAATTTTAATACCCTTTCATCAATATCTTCATCAACAAGGTCCTCTTCATTAACACCTTCATATAATCTTTCTTTACCTGGGGGTTCTTGTTGTGAACCATTAGTTTTATCAGTAGGAACTAATGCACCAGTATCCTTTTCTTTTGGTAATTTTTTCTTAGTTCCTAGATTTTCTACATAATATTCCCACAAGTATAAAATATAACTATTAAACGACTCCCATTCTTTTGAATTTTGTGGTCTAGCATATTTTGGTGACGGATAATCTTTTGTAGATTTGTCCCAAGCACTTAAAAAGATATCTTTAACTCTATCTGCATTTACATTATATGTGTTTGCAATCAAAAATTTAGCAAAGTCCATTCTTTCTGCAAGAATGGATCTCCACAGTCCACGCTTTGCCTGAACAGAAGAATAAGATATAAACTTTTCTACATACTTGGGTTTATCCGCCATTTTGTTGTTGCTTTAATTTCTCTTCTTCTAAGTGAGCCTTCAACAGAGCAACATAAACATCTCGCTCCCATGGCATTAGATTTTCAATTTCAGTTAATGAATATTTATGATACTGCATTAACGCAAAATTTAATTTATAATAATTCTCCAAGTCCATGTGAGAGAGGGCTATGCGAAAAAACTTGATAGTCCCTCCAGAACTACAGTACTTTCAACTCCAGTTTTAGGATTCTTAACTGCAATTTCATGAGATAATTTTGGCATAGTCTCAAAGAATTTTTCAATTTGTTTAAATTGAGATGAATTCATTTGATCTAAAAACTCAACAACTTCTTTTTTAGTTAAATCTGAAGTTGCCCAGGATTCCTCTTCGGTATAAATTTGATCAATACAAGTAGCAATAAGGTCAAAAGATTGTTCAACTGTACCTCCAGAGGCAAAATCAAAATTATTTTTAATAAATTGGTCTAATGATGGATACTTCATTTCCATCATAATACTATCATCAACTTTAATTTGTTTATTATGTTCTTCGTTCTTTTTAACACTAATATCATCAATATTAATTTTAACTGGCACTAATGTTTCTTCATCATCTGGACAAATCACATTAACTTCTAAATCTTCACCTACAGACTTCCCTCTAATATTAAGAAATAAATATTCAATATCAAATGTAGGCAATTCTTCTACTTTAATGCTTTTTGTTAAAACACAGTTTTTAATTACGGTTTTGATTGCCGTAGTAATTTGCTTAGTATCTTCACTTTCTAAAGCAAGAACAAGAAGTTTTTCCTCTCTTACCAAAAAAGGTCTATATTGAATTGTTTTACCAGTTGATGGCAATTCAAGTTCATAAGTTGGTGTAGATATCTTAGGTAAAGGCATGATATTCTGATATAAGTTTCAGTATGTTTATTTATCAGGCATTTCCGCCCCCAGTTGTTGTTCTATTATTAGTAGTTCCCCAATTTGAACCAAATCCCCTTAAATTAAATGGTTGCGTTCTAGAGTCATTACTAATATTTCTTTGCAATTCTTGCGATCTTAACTCTGAAGTAACATTATTTTGGGGATTTAATGTGCCAAGAGCACCAACAGAAGGAACTTCTGGGTTACCTGGAGAGTTTTGATTGCGTTCTTGATTAGCAGATGTTGCTGTTAGTTGCCTATCCACATAATAACGACTGTAAGTAAAAGATACTGTTACTTTTAATAGATCAGACGCATCATAGGATACTGGAATGGAATTTATTGATTTAGGATAAGCATCAACAAAGTTGTAAATCAAAAGAGGTACACCTCCTACAGAAAATCTACTACCTAAATTTTTCTCAAATTTAACCACTTGAAGTGTACCTTTATATTCGGAAGGATACCTTGCTCTAGCATAAAAGGTACTTTGATTCAATCTAGAACTATCCTCTCTAACAATATATCTAAGCCATGCATCAAAAAATCTAATTTGCTGATAATTACTATCCTGAGTTACTAAAAAAGTAAAGTCTATTGTATCATCATACAATCTTCTATAGGCATGTTTTTCAGTAACTCCCATATAGTCAAGAGTTTCTATTGTAGCAAGACTAGACCCTGGAAGATTTGCTTCTGTGCATGTCAGTTCCATCAATGACAAATCGTAAATAATTCCAAATTCAGATCTTATATAATTTGCTAAAGTTGGTTCTCCGTCATTATTTCCTTGAGAAGACCCTTGAGGGGGATATATCATAACTGAATAATGAGAAGTTAAAGCAGGATTAAGAATCCTACTCTTCAAAGTATTCATCGTAACTCCAGAAGATATTGGAGGCGTTGCCATCTAAATAAAGTTAACTGTTTATATTATATGTAGTACACTTAATGAACGAAAGTATAAAGAGCAAGTACAAACCATCCTATCCCCAAAAATATAAAGGAAATCCCAACAATATTATTTGCAGAAGCAGTTGGGAACGAAAATTTTGTGCTTGGTGTGATTTGAATGAAAATATAATTGAATGGGCAAGCGAAGAATTTTATATCCCTTACATATCACCATTAGATAAAAAAATTCATCGATACTTTCCAGATTTTATTATAAAAGTAAAAGAATCGACAGGACATATTAAAACTTACGTAGTTGAAGTGAAACCAAAGAGACAGACAGTTCCACCAACAAGAAAGTCAAGGGTTACAAAATCTTTTATTTACGAAGCAAAAACATATGAAGTAAATAAAGCAAAATGGAGAGCTGCAGAAGAATGGTGTAAAGACCGAAGATTAGAGTTTAAAATTATTACAGAAGACGAACTAGGAATCAAGTAATGTCTAAAAAAACTCTTTTTGAGGAACTAAAAGAAGAAGTAGAAGTAGAAGAAGGTAGATCACCTTTCTTTTATAGAAGAGCATTTCGCAGATTAACAAGACAATATTTGAATAATCCCAAAAAATTTATTCTAGATGAGCGAAAAGATTCTGCTCAGGAAGACCCTGAAGACCAAGACGAAAATTTATTAAGAAGAGTTCCTCGTCAAGGTCACATTTATATGTTTGAATATAACCCACCATTTAAAAAAGATGTTAAGGTATTTGATCCATTTCCTTTAGTATATGTAATATCTTTTGATGGAAAATCTTTTATGGGATGTAATTTACATTACATTCACCCAATCAAAAGAAAGATGGTTCTTGACAATCTAAAAGATGGAAAATTAACATTACCTTATAGTTCAATATCTAAATATATAATAAGTCAAATTGATGGACTACTTTTAGATATTGCATTTAATGAGTGGACTGTCGCCGCCAACTTACCTATAGAAGGATTTGTTTCTATTACAAAAGGTGAGCAAAAAGATTTAATGTTAGAAGATATTTGGAAACAAACTAACAAGTCTTTTAGGAATATGTTGCGGGGATCAAGAATATATAAAAGTTATGGTCAAAACGATCAGGATTTTAAAGGAAAGTAAAAATGTCTAGAGCTACAAGACAACCAGGTTCAGTCATATCGAATACTAATCCAGCTCTAGCTAATTCTGACGTTATAATTGGCGGAACTCAAAGATTACAATATCAAGGTCAACTAGACACAAATCAAAATTATAGAGTAGTTTATGTTCCATCAACCAGAGAAACAATAGTCGTATTGCAGACATTCAATCCTCTTGGTGCTGCAAACACACTAGATGCTAATCAAAGAATAGCTACTTTAGGTCCAAATAATAGATGGATTCCTTCAGAATATGCAAACACTTTAGGTGGACAACCTTTAGTAGATGCAATAAACCGTAATGGCACAACTGCAAATAATTTTACACAGTCGGCAAAAATTGCCATAAATCAAGACTCTGTAGATAGAACTGGAAGACAATTAACTTCCCAACAAATGTCTACAGCTCAAACTTCTGCTAATTCCAAATCACCATCAATAACAACCAATTCAAATGTTTTAGGTTCCTCTGCAACAGGTGCTCAACAGCAGCAACAACCACCACAGCAAGGTAATTCAACTCAACCAGATGGAACAGTACCTCCAGGTGGAACTCCACCAGACCCTCAACAACAAACAACAGATGCTCGTGGGTCTGGTAGTGTCGTTGGAAACAGATCTGCTGCAGCAGATGCGGTGTCTACCGTAGTGAGCATAGATTCTTTAACTGGTTCTGGGCAAGCAGCAACAGGAGGAGCAGGTGCAATAGAGTATCCATTAGCTTTTCCACCTAATATGGATTATATTAAATTTACTGAAAAAAATTACGGGAAGAAAACATTTAGTTCAGAAAATCTATCTTTTAATTCAAGAGCAAATACTGCAACTGGTAATAGTGTTAAATTACCAATACAAACTGGAATTAGTGATGCCAATACTGTTGGATGGAATGAAGAAACATTTAATCCTGCTCAGATAGCTGGTTCTCAATTAGCAATTGGTGGAATACGTGATGGTATGGATGGATTTGTTGGTCAGATTGGAAATGTTGTTGATAAAATGAAAAGTGCAAATACAGATATTGAAAAAGCAATCATTGCATACTTTACCGAACAAGCAGTAGGTGTTCAAATTTTACCTAAGATTGGTGGTGCAATTTTTAACCCAAATACAGAATTATTATTCCAAGGACCTCAATTAAGATCATTTAATTTCTCATTTAGATTTACTCCAAGGTCAAAAGACGAGAGTATAAGAGTGAAGCAAATATTAAGATTTTTTAAATCAAGTATGGCAGCACAAACCTCAGAAAAAGAATTATTCTTAAAAGCACCAAGAGTTTTTGGGATAGAGTTTTATCATGGAGGAAGTGGAAAACAACATTCTGGTATAGGTAAGATAAAAGATTGTGCATTACAGGCATGTAATGTTGATTACACACCAGATGGAAGTTACATGTCTTTTAAAGACGGTGGTATGGTTTCTTATACTGTGAATTTACAATTCATGGAGCTAGAACCAATTTATGCTAAAGACTATAACGAATCAGACAACCACCCAATAGGATATTGATAAGATGACGCAAGAATATTTTAAAAAAGTACCTAATTTTGAATACATTTCTAGAGGATTAAATAAAAATTCTCTATCAGATTATACTACTGTCAAGAATTTGTTCAAAAGAGCAAAAATAAGAGATGATATTTTTAAAAATGTCTCCTACTTTCAAAAGTATACTATAATTGGAGAAGAGAGACCCGATCAAGTAGCTGATAAATTTTACAATGACCCCACATTAGATTGGTTAGTTTTATTGGCGAATAACGTCAATAATGTTTATGATGAGTGGCCAAAGACACAATATGCATTCAATGACTATGTTCTACAAAAATACGGAAGTTACGAAAATTTATATTCTGGAATTCATCATTATGAAACTTCTGAGGTTAGGACAAGAGAAGGGTACATAATTGTAGAAGGTGGAAAAGAAGTCAATGAAGGATTTTTCAAAGCACCAGAATATGAAATAGAGCTAGACCCTAACGTTCAATTACCATCGGTTATTCCTGGTATTTTTGCAGCAGGATCAGCATCGGTTGATGCAGTCTCAGGAACAGTTACTCAACTAGCGATTACAAATCCTGGGGCAGGATATACTGGAATTGGATCTGTAACAATTACTCCACCACCAAATCCAAGAAAAGGTACAATATCTGTAGAACTTAATAATCCACCAGATGATAGAGAAGTTGGTTTAATTACAATTATTGATAATGGAACTGGTTATACGTTCCAACCACAAATTACATTTAGTCCTCCACCACCTACAATTACAGCAATATTAACACCTGTTATTGGTGCTGGAGGAACTATAAGATCTATAACGATTAGTAATCCTGGAGATGGATATACTTTTACACCAATAGTTACAATAGATCCACCTCCAGATGTTATCAGTAGTGCATTGTTTATTACCGATTCAAACTTTACAGTAGAAGATGGATTTGAAGGATTCTTTATGGATGCTCTAGGTGTAAGAATATACACATGTCACGGAGCAAATACTTATACTAGTGGAGTTATTGAGCATTATGAATTATCATCACCTTACAATATAGCAAGTGGGACTAAGATTGCAACTCGAACTCTAAATTTTGGTGGAGTATCCTTCATATATCTAACTGGTATTGAATTTAAACCAGATGGATCGAGAATGTATGTCTCTGGTTTAACTGGATCTGGTTTTAAAATTGCACAATATGATTTATCAACAGATTGGGATATAAGCACAGCAACTGTAGCTGGTGCGATTAGTATGCCAACATCATCAGGAATTAGAATGCAGGATGATGGGTTTTACTTGTATATTATTGAAACTCAAGATCCAGATACAATCAAAAAATACGAATTACTTGTAGAATGGAATATTACAACATTAAAACCATTACCAACACAACAAGTTAACATACAATCATTAACTGGAGAAACTTCTGTACGTGGTTTTGCGTTTAAAGACGATGGAACAAAATTATATGTCTCTGGAACAGATACAAAACAAATGCACGTATTAGAATTAGGTGCAAATTGGGATTTAGATAGTTTTACACTACTAGGTTCTCGTAATATTCAAACGGATAGTGGTGACACAATTCCTATGGATGCGTATGCTAATCCAACAGAGACACTATTCATCGTTGGTGGTTCTAGTAATAGAAAATTATACCGTTATAGTACAGACATTACTGCAACAGCAACTGCAACTGTGGGTGTTGGAACTACAACAACAGAAAAAATTGTCAATATCACGGTTACAAAAGCTGGAGCAGGATACACTACAAGTAATCCACCGAACATTTTTATTCAATCACCAATTCCACACAGAACAGCAACTGGTTATGTTTTAATTAAAAATGGTGGTGTTGATGAAGTCATTATGGTAGACCGTGGTTATAACTACAGAACCCCTCCAACTGCTGTAATTGAAAATCCATTGCCACCAATTACAGCAAAAGCAGTTGTAAAAACAGAATCTGGTGAGGTTAAAGAAATAACATTAACAAATCCAGGAAGAGGATACAATTCTCCTCCAGATTTAATTTTTAGTAAACCTGGGAATCTATATGAACCTCAAGTTAATGAAATTTTTGAAAGAAGTGGACAAGAATGGAAGTATGATGGATTCAACTGGAGAAAGAGACTTACTTATGGAACTGTTTATTTCGACACCAGAGCAGGAGAACTATTAGAGATAGTTGGTAAAGAATCTTGTGTTCCTGTAACAAATTATCAGTATGAAGAAAACCTCGAAAACAAAAAAAGAAATATTTACATTCTAAAACCAGAATTTTTAAGTATAGTTTTAGATGATATTGAAGGTATTATGGAATATAAAGAAGGTTCTGAACAGTATGTGTCCAGAACCATTAAGAGAGGAGATAATCCTCGTTTATATGAATAACTACTTAATCAACTTTCAGCAAGGCGCTGGAAGTAACTAAGGGCGTCATCATCCTCATCATTAGAAGAAGATGAAGAAGTCAACGATTCAAGTTGAGAACTCAACTCTTCTGGAAGTTGACTCTCTTGAGTTTGACGTGAACCGAAGTCTGGTTTGAAGGAACCACGAGTGGTATCTTCCTCTTCATATTCATCAGAATCTTGATACTTAGGAGTTCCCTTCTTACCAAGAACATAGTCAAGACGTTTTTGAAGTTCTTCAAAAGTTTTAAACTCAGAAGGAGAAACCAAAGTTTGTAGAGAATATTCTTTCTTCCATACACCCTCTAGAGCATCATCGTCTTCAAGAAGAGGTGCTTGACGATCAAACTCAGACTTATCATAGTTCCAATAACCATCAACCTTACGAATCTTCAGTTTGAAGTTCGCACCCTGCCAGAAGTCAAAGGGATTGATGGGTTCTTCATCTTCAAACTCAGGTTGCATTGCTGCCATTACCTTATCAAAGATTTTAGCACCATATTTAAAGAGGAATACTTTACCCTCATTAGCAGGATTTGCAGGATCCTTTACAATATAGATGTTAGAATAGTAAGACAGTTTACGCTTCTGTTTACGGACAGTTTCCTTATCCTTTTCGTTACCGCTATTCCAAAGTCCACGATTATATTCGGACACTGGATCCTTTTGTCCAATAGTGGTCAGGGAGTTTTCAATATACCAACCACCAGGACCTTGGAATCCGTGGGAGTACATTTTTACCCAAGGAAGGTCTTCTCCTTCAGGAGCAGGGAGAAAACGAATAACTGCATAACCATTACCAGTTTTGTCCATTTCTGGTTTCCAAAGACGCTCATCTGCGCCATTAGAACTTGTGTTCATCTTCTCAACTTCTTTTACCAACTTTTGAGTAAGAGAACCAAGCGAAGATTGCTTTTTAAGATCTGAGAAAGACATTAGATTACCTCGTATTTTTGAGATTCGGCTTGTGTGTGTCCTTTGGGGACTTGCGGTGGACACTTACCAGTATAGTGCAAGTCCCCTAGTGCGTCAACCCTCTGTTTTGTTGACCTGATCCTTCATTTGTTGAATCAGTTTTTCCATATTTGAAAAAATAATATTCATGTCCATTCCTTCTGGAAGTCCCATTGCCATTGCAGATTTAGATATATTTTCCTTCATCTTTTTTGCCTCTGGATCATCCGACAGAGACAATCTTGTATATAATACTTTTTGCTTCTCAAGCAAATCTTGGAGTACATTTACATGTTCAAGTTTTCCTTCCCTATCCATCTTAAAAAACTTGAACATATTATCGTATAGTTTTTCCTGAAGTTCGTTAATATGTGCAATTTCGGAGCGAACAACTTCAGAATCAAAAAAACTCATAATACACACTCCTTTAAAATTTTCTTATACTTGAATATATCAATATTTAGGAAGGAATTGTATTTTTTGATATTTTTTGAGACCAATTGCCAAACTGGATCTATCAATTTTTTATCAAAATCATTCCCAAAGAGAAATATTCTGTCATATATGACCATAGTTTCTATGCTAATTTTACCATTTAAGAATTTTTTAAGTAAAGGTGGATGTCCCTTTGAGCAATCAAAAACTTCTTTAAACTTATGCTCTGTAAACAAATCGGTAGTCTCTTCTTTAAAGATATATGCCAAAGACTCTTTTTTCTTCTTCCAATTGTTATACACAGATTCACCTTCTCTAATTATTTGACCAATCCAAAGAGAATCTGCGTCTCCAGAGGAAACAAAATTAGCAACAAAAAAATCAATAATCTCTTTATCATTTTTTTGCCTACCTAACTTCTCAAACCAATATCTATCCTTCCTTTTATAAAAGGATTGCAAAGAGGCACGAGTTTTACCACAATACTTATGATAATCGTAATTATCTTTTGTAAAGTGATTTTTTAACGAAAGATATGTCTTATATACGTCAAACGGAGTCATAATTTTAGAAGGGGGGTTTTCAAAATTTTCCCCGCGATGTTTTTTTCGACTTTTTTTGAATCAAAAAACCAATTTTGCTCTAGAAGTCCTCTTTAAGAAGTTTAATTCCATCGCATCATACTTAATCTTTTCCTTTAAAGGTTTTGATATAAGTTTCGGAACTGATTCTAAATCAATACTATTCTTTTCACAGAAATGAATAATAGCATCAATATAATTCATATCTTTGTTATTTTTAACTAGAACCTCAATCTCTTGAGCAAATTTTGTCGGGCAAAAAAACTTCTTCTCTAATACCCTTTCAAACTCGTCTTCTAGTTTAACTGGCATAGCTTTCCAATTTGTAGTTAAGAAACTCTCTAGTGTATTCCATGAGTAGTTTAATGTATTTTGTTTTGTCGTATTCTTCATAAACAACGCATTCTCCATTTTCACATGCCATAATAATGACAAGTTTTTTTACTTGTAGTCCTGTCAATTCGTACAGCATACATCCATACGCCATACACTGTACAAAATAATGTTCAATCCACTCTACTGGTTTAGGTTTTTTTGATGTCTTGAAATCAATGATGGCAAGTTCCCCATCAAACTCAGCGATACAGTCTACAGTTCCAGCAATTCCTAGAACCTTGCTGTACATTGAACCTTCAAGTGCATGAATATTATTTATTCGATTTAGATCTGATTGTGCAATTTTGAATAAAAATTCCGACAGTGGTTGAACCTTTGGAAGTTCTTCATTTTTGAGATGATGCTCTGTCAAAAGGTGCATGTCAGTTCCACGACTTGTTGCTTGTCGTGTAATTTTATCTGCCTTCTCTGCACCAATTTTTTTACGCCAGTCCGCAAAGAACTGGCGATTTTTGTGACTAGTAACAGAAGTGATAGAGACTAGTTTTAATAGTTCGTTCTCTTCAGGAACAAAATAATATCGAACACCATCTATAGTCTCCCTCTTAAGTTGAGGGAGTTTCAAATCAACGTGATTAAACATCAAAATCCCAATTCGTGTTTTGCAATTAAGTATTCTTTACAGAGACCAGAACGAACGATATCCTCAAGACCAAACTCAACAATATCAAACGAAGGCATAACTCTAAGAATTTTCATAAAGTCAATAATACCATTTCTTTCATTGGTTTTTTGCAAGTCGGATTGAGTTGCATCACCACAGAAACAAATTTTAGTATTCTCACCAGACCTTGTAATTATACTATCAAGTTCATGGAAATTCAAGTTTTGGAATTCATCTACAATAATAATTGCTTTGTCTAACGTAGTTCCTCTAAGGAATGAAGTAGACCAAAAACTAACCGTGCCCTGAGTCTTTAGGTTGCCATAAAGCATTTCAAAATCAGCATCTGTTGCCATCTGGAACATGTATTTGACCATGTTCTTGTATGGAATCTGATAGATATCTGCTTTATCCTCATGTGTACCAGGAAGGAATCCGATTTCTCTAGTGGCAACAAGAGATCTTACGATATAAATTTTTTCATACGGTGTTGATTCATCAAGAACATCCTTCAAAGCGTTATAAAAAGTGATGAATGTCTTTCCAGTTCCAGCGGCACCATATGCAACTAAATTCTTATCATTATCAAACGTCTCAAACAATCTAGATTGATTATCGTTGAGAGGTTCAATATCAAGAAGAAAATCCATATTAATTGGTTTTCTTCTTTTCATTTGCTTAGCAGTCATGCCAACACCAATTGGTTGTAAATCGGGTCTTCTCTTTCTTGCCATAAGAATTTTAAAATTAATAGGGTTTATTATCCACCAAGAAATAAATTCTTTAATGGATACTTTGTTTTTTTGTTTAGGAGATGATGCCAAATATGTTTGGCACCACCAACAATAGTATTTAATACATTTTTATTGTTATTATACCATCGATCCGTTGTTTTATCATTCCCAACCATGATTAAATCTTTTTCACATTAGATTTTGGTGCTCTAGATGCCTTCTCAAGAACATCATTCCACCCAGGGTGCTTTTTAATCAATTGGTCTTTCCATTCACCAACCTCACCAGTAGAAGCACAACCTTCAGACCAATCTCGTCTCCATTCTGGGTTATCTTTATACCACTGCATAATATCATTAACACTCATTTCAACGACCTTTTTTTCTCCAGTCTCAACATGAATAATAGGATAAATTGCCATAACTTCTATAATAAAGATAACTTATTTATTGGATGATAATAGATGGGGCATCAATACATTCTGGACAGTTCTCTGGTTCCCAACCAAGTGCTTTAGCAATATCAGGGAACTGACAGATAAAGACGCAACGTGCTGCTTCTGCGATGTCCATATGCTCCTTCTGAGTGCCGTGAGCAGAGCGTAGGTCAATATAATGGATCCATGACCTTACAGAACCCTTCATGTAGATTCTGGTGGGGGTTGCGAGTGGAAGCACAAACCTTGCACATTCCTTTGCAACACCTGCATCAAGCATCTTATCGTAGAGACGTTGGGACTCTTCAAAGTGTTGTTCAATCATTCCTTCAAACTTTTCCCTTACATGCTCATCAAGATCATTCGTTGAGTTCTGACGATTCTTTTCATCCTGCCTACGAAGTTCAGGAACCTCAGGAAGATCAGTAAGTAGTTTTGTATCTGCGTAACGTTGTGAAAATTCCTGATATGTGAAGGACCTATGACGAAGCACTTGAGCTGCGATACCACGAGTCGTATTGATTTCAAGAGTCATATCTGCTTGCTCGAAGATAGACCAATGATTTTGCTTGATACAATAACGAAGAAGTCCAGCAGACGTATCAAATTTAAGTTGATTACTTGGATTGCTTACACGAGCATTGTATGTAATTACTTCCTGTGCAGACTTTCCAGCAAGTTCTCCTGCACCTTGAGTAACAGCAATCAATTTAACAATATTAGACATTTAACTCTCCAAATAATTTTTAAAAATTTCTAAAGCAGAATCCCAGTGTATAAACTGTCCCGCTTGGTTGACTGGAACAAAGCATAACGTCCATCTACCATGCGGTGTGGGATTATTTGTACCGTGCAAAACACCCACGTTAACTAAACTAGGTCGATTTGTATTTGCCTCATAAAGAAGTTCAGAATCTTCCTCATTTGCCCAAAGATTATCATGGTATTCATCGGTGCTACCCTGATAACCATTCAGTTGCATTCTTTTAGTTTTATCAGACTTCCACCATTGTATCACACCTTCTTCAGGTCCCCAAGACATATTAATCTTGGCATGATTTGTATAGTGACCATGATCGGTATGAATCGGAATCTTAGAGAATGGTGGGGTATAAAATACTTCTTTAAGATGAAGAGTCAATCCAAGGTCAACAAAAAATTCTTCCATTGGATAGAATGGATAATCATTAATATAAAAATGTCTGATTTGATTACCCTGTTCCTTAAATAACGGAAGAGGACCAATAGTGAAAGGTAAGTTAAGGTATCTATGATAGGTATTAATCGCAGTATCCATCGTCATCCTCAAAGACTTCATCGTAATCGGTTATACTATAATCATATTCTTGTACATAACTTTCTGTATCTGAAAGAACTTCAGATTCTATTTCTTCAATAAGTTGTTTAAGAGTATTAATTAATAGCTTTAGCTTTTCTCTATCCATTTTTATTAACCTCAACAAAGGTAATTATAGATAAAAAAAAGAGGGGAGTCAAGTCCCCTCTTTATATTAAGCAATTTGTGGTTGTTTTGCCATATTTAACTGTGCAGCTTTAAGAAGACTTTCCTTCTTTGCTTTTTTCTTGAGGTAACGAACGAAGTAAGTATTCATTTTACATTACCTCCCTTTGACTTTTCCATAGAGAATTTGTTTCCATTTTCATCCACCCAGAACATTGTTCCGCGATAGATTTCTACATGAGGTTCTCTTTTCAAAGTTTGATTTGGGCGGTCGTTGGTGTCATATTCGACACCACGATATACGACTTTAGACATTAGGGTTCTCCTTAATTTTGAGGCTAAAGAGCGTTCCTTCAGTTGGCTTTTGCGTCTATTTTACACTCTTTGGGAGAGATTTGTTTAATCTCCCAAATTAAATCATTCTTAATCTGTTTAGGAATGTCTTGTTTATTAACTCTCCCAGCAATTAACTGTGCCTGTAAGCATGAAAGAATGAGTGCTTCCATAGATGAACGTTCCGTTCCGAGTCGGCTTACTTCCGTCCCATAGGGATGAACGTAAGGTCATTATAGACCTATTGCATTATATAGGCAAGTCTTTTTGTAAAATGTAATACATTTTAATCTCTTTGTCTCCAATCGTCAGGCTTATCTCTATCTTCCGAAAAGAAATCTACAATATCATCAACACTTTCAAATCTACGAATACCAAAACGTTCGTGACCCAATCCACCAATGTCAAGTTGATTTAAAAAATCATCCATATCACCCTTCTTCATGTCGGGATTTTCTGCTGTTCTTCTTGCTTGGCGGAGCATTGTACCTGCGGTCCTATTTGCCTTGGCAAGTTTCTCTGCCCAAATCATATCATCTAAAGTGACTTCTTGATGTTTAGCAATTTTATCACAGATTGCTTCCAAACGAAGTCGATATTGTGTAGAGAGCATATGTAGTCTCCATATAGGGTTATTTAGTATTCAAATCAATATGGAAGAGATTTTAATCCATCCAAAACTTCTTGAAATTTTTCTGCACGAGTCTTGTGATGTTCAACATTCTTCTCCAGAACATCCACAATGTCATCTAAAATAGTGTCTAACGAAGCATCAGTATTAAAATACTGTTGAATTGCTTCGGCAAGGTATCTATGCCGATTCCATTCCATACTATAAGGTTTATATGTCATGATGAGAAAGATATATTTTTAAATTATAGAAGGCAAAATTTATTTTGTCAACTATTATTTGTGTCTATACTTATCAGGATTCTTACTTGAATCATAAATGAAAAAAGAAAATGGGAATAGTAACATAATTCCTAAAATTGTACCAACAACAACTGGATCCAATGCTTCAACAATTTTATTAATCATCGTTCAATATAACTCAAAGTATGATTTGTAGCATACAATTGTTCAATTATCATATCACATCCAATCTTTGGGTCACAATCGCCACATGTAAACAGATCTACTGCAGCCTCTCCCTTTTCTGGCCAAGTATGAATACTAATATGACTTTCAGATAGCAAAGTTAGTACAGTAACTCCTTGAGGATCAAATTTTTTAAAAATTGTATTGACTACAGTAGCACCACTAATACTAGCTGCCTCTTCTAATAACTTTATTAGGTATTCTTGATCATCTAACAATACAAAAGAACACCCATACAAATTTAATAAGTAATGTTTCCCCATCTCTACTTTAAATATTTGACATTTTTTTATTTAGAATTATTGTACAGGACATAATCTTGACTGTATACATCTATAAATTTTTGATGCCTTAAACAATAGTCATTAAAAATCTTACAACATAATTCATAGTTTTTAATTTTTAAATACTCACCATCCATTAAATTTTTTTTCTTTATTGGAACTTCGCAACCAATAAAATCAGATATTTTTTGTTCAAAAAACTCATCGATTCTAATAAGATTAATGTCAAAGTTTATTTTTGATGGTTGAAAGCAGTAATCTATAAATCTAAACTGTGGCAAAGTATGCCCATCAAATATAAATTTTTTGTTTCTTAACTCTAATAATATATCTCTAGAGTTTGGTGTAGAAAGATAAACCCCAACCTCGCTAAGAAATTGATTGAATCCAGAAATCCATCTATCCTTTGGATGCCTAGTAACAACTAAAATTTTATATTCTTTTTTATATTCTTCTGGTATTTCTAAATCAAATTGACTCTGAACATTTGGTACTTGGTACACAGGTTCAAAGTCAATTAAATTCTTTAAAGAAGTTGATGCATTTTTTGATATTGGTATGTATAGAATTTTATATCTTTTAGATATGTAAAATGCATCAAATTCAACTGTCTCTATACCATCTGGTGTATAATCTAAAAAATATTTTTTAGATACACATTTATCTATTTGTTCCCTATACTGGTCCCAATCAAAATTATAACAATCAGATGAGTTCATCCGAATCGCCACCATATTCATCCAGAAGATTTTTTACTACATCTTCTGTACCATCAATAGTTTTTACTTTGTATAAAGAAGATCTCATATATTTTTTAATCTTCTTATATTCTTTTAGAAGTTTATTAACTTCATTATCATTAATAACAACTACTGCCTTACCATTTTTAGGTTTATCCGCGCCAAATCCACTAGACATCACTCCCCCCTTTTTTTACTCTTAGTTTCTTTTGGAGTTATATTCCAAAGTTTAGGGTTAACTCTTCCTTCCGATTGTTTATACCACTTTAATCCTTCTCTATACAGATCCCAATAATAATCAAAAATGTCTATCTTTTTATTTGCGATAACAATATCATAACAAAGTGAATCATCAATACAATAATGCACTAGATATGCATTGTAAGGTAGATTTCTATCATTAGATAATTCAGGATCACAATTTTGTTGAAGAATTTTGATATTCAAGAGCGACCTCCCCATTGAATATCTGGGTATGCCTCAGCAACAATATCTTTAGTAATCTTATATTTTTCTTGAAGTTTTTTGTCCTTAACAAGAACCATAATCTCAGCTTCTTTTGGATGAAGTCCTTCAAGCATTTGAATAAACATAGTCTCTCTACGGAGACTTGACAAAGATGGGTTACCACCTTGAAGATAATTATAAAAGTTCTCCCACTCATTGCGAATGGAAGTTGCCCTGTTACGGATAAATTCATCTGCATTAGAAAGTCCTTGAACTTTGTTCAATTTTTCTACTGATGCAGATAGAGTATCATTAAATGCAGATTGCTCCTCAACTCTTGAGTAAGGAACATCTCCTTGTGGCAATAGTGAGATTGCCGTATCATCAAAATTCCAAATAAGAATTGCAGTAAGTCCTTCATTTCTATATTTTTGAAGGACTTCTACTTTTTTTACACTAGATCTTTGCTTAGAAACTAATTCTAAAATTTCAAATTGAAAAGAATTTGGTTGCAATTCAATAGGAGATTCAGTCTTCGTCTCCTTCTTCGTCTTCGTAATAGTCATTTGTGTTTTCAAATCGTACAGCTACTATTTCATCGGGAATAATATTCCCATTTTCATCAAACATTTCGGGGTGTGTATAAGCAATTGCAGTTCCTTCATAGAAGTGTTGCTTTGCGATCCATCCGATTACTCCACCCAAAAATAAAAACATTATTGAGAATAGGGCAGAGAATGTGAGAGTTACTGCTAACATTGGACTTCTCCCGAGAGTTATAGTTTGTTAATAATACCAAGTGAAATTTCAAATCGGAAGTGTATCTCTCGTTTAAGGAGCGAGATTACCTTCCCAAACATTATACCAAATGTTCTAGGTTCTGGTGCCTTCTCCCTCCTGCTACGATGTCGCAACATTAACTCAAATCCACGATTAATATCAGAGGATTCAATTTTATTTATTTGACTTTTTCCTTCTTCCTGGTCGTTTGTCATGACTATATCTCCAGGCATCTTGAAGAATACCATAAAGATATTCTTTTATTTTCCTTGCTTGTGGTTTTGGTATATGACCATACGCCTCACGAAGAAGTTTATGTTCTGGATCTTGACCTCCTTTTAAATATTCATCTAACTCTAAAATTAGACTGTTAATGCTTGCTGCTGTTTTGCTGTCAATAAATTGCTCAGCATGACGACGCTTTGCATTATTTGTTTTGAGGTATTGATAGAAATTTAATATAAACTTTCCTTGAAAAGCAAAGTCTACTGCCTTCTCCACGTCGTAATGGAGTGTGACAACTTCTTCTTCCATGAAAACGAATGCTCCCATTTGTAAATTATATATCAAAAAGTAAAATTAAACAACTGTTTCGTTTCGTAAAACCAAAGATAATCGAGAGAAGAAGAATTTAAAGTCCTAAATGCATCTTGTGGGGTTTCGACTAAAGGTTCTCCTGCCAAATTAAAACTGGTATTTAATAGGATACCATGCCCTGTCAAGTTTTTAAATTCATTTAAAATAGAATGTAAATGCCCAGAATTTACTGTCTGTATTCTACAAGTATTATCGACATGTGTAACTCCTGGAATTAAATTTGTCTTGACAGGAAAGCAAACTGTCATGTGTGGATTTGGAATCACATTGTCAAAATAGAGATGCGCGTCCTCTTCAAGAACTATAGCAGCAAATGGTCGATACCACTCTCTATTTTTAATTTTATTAACAATATCTTTAGCATTTGGATTTAGTGCATTAAACAGTATAGAACGGTTCCCCAATGCCCTCTGACCCGCTTCTGCAAGATGATTATATACTGCAACAGACTTATTATTATAAAGTAGTCTTGCCACCTCTTTTTCATCAGCAAATACACCTTGGTATTGTGATACATCATGGGTTAAACCATGGAAAAAAGTATCTTTAGATGGAAGTATTCTAGAGTCTCCAGACAATTGTCTATAAGAATACATAGAAGCTCCTATGCTTAATCCACTGTCATCACACATAGGATCGAAATAAAATTTAACGTCAGGAAATCTAATGGTCAATTCATAATTGGTAACAATATTCATACCATAACCACCAGTAATACAAACTTTTTTTATTCCAGTTTTATCTACATATTTTTTAACCAGATTACAAACTTGTTCTTGACATTGACGTTGAACTTCGTAACAATAGTTTGAAAAAAATTGATAATTATCTTTTGTTATCTCAACCTTATAGTTTGCATCATCATTAAAATCCAGCATATAATCTAATAATTCTGGATAATTCTTAAAATATTTTTTAATTGCTGCATCTGCCGATATTCTTTCACCAAAAAACTTTAATTTTTCTATCGCAACTCCATAGGAAGACAATCCCATTGCTTTACCACAATCATCAATTGTTTGTCCTATCGCAAGTGCAGCACTATTGTAAAGATTTCCTATATTAATTTCATCAGTATGATGTTTACAAATATGTCTACATCCATTTACAACTTTATCAAATCTTTTTTGTAAGTTTGCAGTCCAATATCTTTTATATAGAGGAGTGAATTTACATGGATATTCTGCAACATATACAGAATCACATTCAAAAACTTCTGGGTCAATTGGATATCCACCTGCAGAATCAACACATATAATTAAAGACTTTTCAAATCCACTATTATAAAATGCACCAGATGCATGAAATAAATGATGGTGATACTTTGGATTTATGAATTTAATTTTAGGATTTGATAATTTAATTGATGAATCTTTTTTATCTTTATCCTCTTGACTTTCTCCAGATGAAAAAATAATATAATCAATATCGTGCAAAAAATTTTTTGAGATAATATCAAAAATAAATTTGTGCCCACCAGAGTGTTTCTTCTTATTATACCTCTCTTCCTTAAAGTAATATTCAATTACACCATCCTTTATAACAGTTGCAGATGCATCATGTCCAGAAAAAATGGTTAGAACTTTCATAATAAATACAAGATATTAGTGTTGTGATAATGAATGTAAGACATATATTATTTAAAGTTTATCCTAACCTAATTGAAGTAGATCTTCCCAAGTGGTTAGATAAAGAAGTAAAAGATAATAACTCAATTATAAAATCTTACGTTTGGAAAACTGATGAATTAAGAAGAATTAGACTCTGCGAATTAAACATAAGGGATAAATTTATCGCAGAGTCTCTTGTTATGTATCCAGACTTTCAATATATCAATCCAGTTTTTGGTACTGAGTATGTCTCATGTGCCAATAAAAAGTTTTTTGGCACCATTGATTTTCATCCATTAAAAATGGACAGTGACTACGAGAACCAGTATATCAAAAAATATCTTGGTGATCAACCAAATAGAATTAAAGAAGATTCAAAAATATACGATTTAAATACTTACTTTTCTAAAAAATTATGGTTAAAAACAAATGACCACGATTTTTATGAAGAGTACTTAGACAAATTAGAATTATATTTAAACAGGTATAATGATTGCACAAAAAAATGTGAGATGGAACCATCCCACATTTATCAAAAAGGTTATGATTATCACTTATCATATACAGACCCAGCTTATGGAATCTTAAAGTCGTATTACGATAAATCTTTTGCTAGAAAATATATCAATGAATTTTTATTTGATCTTGCTTAATTAATAATATTATTTTCTTTTAAATATCTTGCAGTATCTGTACATCCACCAAGGTGTTTATCATCCATAATTACTTGAGGAAAAGTTGATCCTGAACCAAACTCAGCATAAAATTCCTCACGATTAAAATCTCTACCAAGTTTATATACTACATGTTGAAGTTCTGCTACTTTGAGTAGTTGTTCAATTTTGTTGCAATATGGGCAACCGTCCTTAGAATATACTGTAAATTTCATTATTACCTATGAGTTGTTTTTCCTAATGCGACAATGTTTACATTCGTTGAAGTAGACTTGGCAAAAATAATCTCCCCTGCGCCTAACTTAATATCGTCTTGACAGAAAAAGTGTCCAGGTTCTACTCTTTGATTATACACCAAATAATGATTGGAGCCAATAGTAGTTCCAATACCAACACTTACTTCAACATAATCTGGAGAAGTGTTTGTAATATAAAGATTAGCGTCAGTTTCTACCATCGATACTGGTAGATTAAACACAGTCTGACCTGCACCTATTTTTAAACTTGTTGATGGACTGAATGCTGATATAATTCCACAAACAGTGGTTGTTAAACCAACTTCAGATCCACGAAAACTAAATTTTACACCTGGAGAATCTGCACGTACCACAACAGATTCACCATTCTTTAAAAATATTCCATCAGATATAAATCTATCACCAGTTGGTATTAAATGATTATATATAATGTAATCTGATATTGCTAGGTCGTTTATATTAGCGGTTCCCAGAACTGCAACCCTAATTTTTACTGGAACAGAACTCATATTAACAGCGTAAACTTTACCTTCTACAAAATTCGATGAAGGTGATGTGTAAAGTATATGAGCAAAATTATCTGTGGTTGGGTATGATGCTAGAGATCCAAACGCCATGGATATACTTTTAGACTTTTTTATGTTATTATTTATTATAATAGGAAAATTATGATCATACTTACTGGTTCGTCAGGATTTATTGGAAGTCATTTTGCAAATAAGTTAAATACTGGTGAAGATATACTTTTAATTGATCAAGAAGATTCTTGGCGTCTGTTTAAAGATTTTGATGATTGGAAAAATGTCAGTCTAATTCTTCATCAAGGGGCAATTTCATCAACTACAGAAAAGGATTTACAAAAACTTTGGCACTATAATGTAGCATTTTCATGCGCCCTTTTAAACAAAGCAATTGAATATGAGATTCCAGTAAAGTATGCTTCGTCAGCATCAGTCTATGGCAATCAAAGTATTCATCAAACAAAAGGATCAATTAATCCTTTAAATCAATATGCTATTTCAAAACTACAGGTTGATTATACAGTCTTAGATAATATAGAAAAATTTCCTCTCGTACAGGGATTTAGGTACTTTAATGTATATGGTGATGGAGAAGACCACAAAGGAAACCAAGCGAGTCCTGTAAGTAAATTTACAAAAGAAGTTAAAGAATCTGGTCAATTGAATCTCTTTGAAGGTTCTGATCGCTTCCTGAGAGACTTTGTGTGCGTTGATGACGTTGTTAATATTGTTCTCCATAACAACGCTGGAAGCGGCATCTACGACCTTGGAACAGGGTCTCCAGTATCATTTAAACATGTTGCAGAGTTAGTTGCAAAAAAAGAGAACGGTACTATTAATACCATTCCCTTTCCAGAACACTTAAAAGGAAAATACCAATCATACACTTGTGCAGATATGAAGTGGATTGGTAATTATAAATTTAAAACTATTGAGGAATATTTACAACTAAGTTAAAGCTTACGGTTCTTCTTTCTAAAAGACTTTTTTGTTTAGTTACCCAATGCATAAGATTACTTGGAAACAAAAAAGTCTTTCCAATTTCTTGGTCTGGTCTATGATGCTCATTATTCCAAATAAATTCTAAGTTGTGAAGGTCAAACCAATCAGAGTCCTCTGGCAAATCTAAAATAGTAATTCCAGATATATGCCCCTTATGATCATGAGGTGGAGTATAATCATCTTTAAAATATCTATTAACCCAAACCTCCACAAATAAATCAGAAAAATGTGAGGTCGTAAAGCATATCTCCGCGTTGTTTACATTAAATAACTTCATATATTCTGGAACTATATCACCAATAAAAGAAGTAAATCCAACATTTTCACACTGATTTGAAGTTAGGTAAATAATTTCAAACCCACGATCTAATAAATCTGGGAATCCATCAACTTTACTATAACGAGATGAGCACAGTTCTTTTGTGTTCTGATCCATATTGTCCACAAAAGAATTAAAGTTAGTCACCACATTTTGTGGACACATACATTCAAATATAAATGGTCCAAATGGTTTTGTAATGTTAATATTATACATCGGCAAAATTAATAAAGGCAGTAAAAATATATTTGTCATCAGAGATAGGAATATTACCTTGATGCCTAAACAAATAATTACAAGGAAATATTAATAGTTTACCTTGTTCTGGTTTAATTGAAAATCCATAGTCTAAAAAGTCTGTTTCTCCACCCTCCTCAACATCATTCAAGTATAAGATAATTCCAAATACTCTAGTAACATTCGGTCCAGCAGACTGATCAACATGATCTAAAAATTTACCAACTCCCTTTTGATAAATTCTAACAGAATATGTTGTTGCACATAAAGGTTGTCCTTGTGGTGTTGGAAGAAGTTCTTGATACTTAGCATATCCAGAAAATATAATTTCAGACAAAACATCTGATATAGGATCGTCTGGATGTGGATATGCTTGAATTGTATTCTTATGGTCAAGATTTAAAACATTATTTCGATTGGTCAAATCTTCTCCACCATAAACCTTCCCCATAGTATGAATATCTTCATTATCCCAAAACCAATCAATCATATCTTGACATGTTTTTTTAGAAACAAATTCATTCATTTCTAAAATAAGATCTTTTAGTTCCATATCAATCCCCTTTAATTATCCTATAACTATCATCTTCAAAATGTTCCGTAGAAAATTCAAATAGATCAGAATCTTCTAAGGCAATCATCTGATGTTTTAGTCCTATGGGAACATGAAATGAATCTCCTGGTTCCATGATTTTCATATCTGCTTTTGCCAAATCATCATCCCATCCATACCACAAATATATCTTTCCACTTTGCAGATAAAAAGTTTCTTCTTTTATTTTATGATAATGCCAGGAACATCTTTTATTCCTTTCAAAAAATAAAAGTTTACCACAATATTTTGCATTATTAACAATCCACTTTTCGTAACCCCAACCTTTGGGAACTATTTTAATTGAAGAAGTCATCAGAATTTATAGCCTTATCATCTATGTAGTAATCTGCGGAGGGTTTGCCCATAATTAAATAATGGTACTTACATCCCCAAATTCTAAGTTGCAGTTCAGTAAATTCCTTCCACCTTGACGTGGCAAGTTTAGAATCATCATTATAAGTACCCATTCCCCTTGCAGTAAAATACTTTATAACATTTCCTTCATCATATAACTTGTTTATTTTTTCAATATTTTCTTTTATTGGAGTTGATGATTCGTACTTACAAGTTTTACAAATCCCATTGTGCTGAGCAATAACTCCATCAATGTCAATACAATATACTTTCATTGTTCTAATCCCAGGTATAAGGTCTTTAATGGTTTTGGATGTGTTGATTGTGTTTTTTGATGGTACAATAACTTAGATAATCCTATAGAAGTTCCAGCATCTGTAGAAATTGGTTCCACATATAGTTTAACATCATTTGGTAATATATCAAGATACTTATAATTAGCAACGCAATTTAATGCACATCCTCCAGTAAGAACTAAATTCTTTGATTTAGTAATATCAAGAGTATAAAGTATCAAATTAATCATATAACATTCAAAGTCTTTTTGCATACGATATGCAAGATTATAAAGATTTTGAATTTTTGGATTGTCTGGAGTTAATTCTTTTTGATCAAAAATTACATAGTCATAAGGTATGAAATTAACTCCATACTTTGTCCTATAAAATTGTGTTGAATCCAATTTACCATCAATAATAAAAGATTTAATATTTGGGTCTTCCTCTCCATATGCAGACATACCCATAAGTTTACCAGACCCCAAAGTTCCAAACCCAAGATAGTCAGCAATCGCACTATAAATCATTCCAATTCCTATTGGTTGTCGATCTAAAGGATGCCTATCACAATTCATAAAGGAATTTGTCACATTCACATGATGACACTTAACTTTATTAGGATATTTAAACGTATATATTGTTTCTACTTCGTGATAATCATCATTAATATAATTACCCATACCATCAACAACTAGAACTGCAGATTCTTTAAACCCAGAATTATAGAATCCACAAGCAGCATGATAAACATGATGTTCAAGAAATAACTCATATGTTACTTTCTTTCTATCATCACAATTTTGAATATTATAAAATTTTTGAGTGAGTGTTGAAAAATGTTTTGCTGTTTCTTCTAATGTTCTTTGGTCCCAACGTTCATATAATCCAGATATTTGTAATGAATATAATTCCTTACTATAATCTATGAAAGGAATTGGACTAAAAGGAAGTTCTAGTTGTTTGACTCTAGAATACCTTTCTTCCTCAACAAACCAATCAATCTCACCGTTTTCTTTTAATTGACAGATAGATCCATCATGAGATAAATTTACTCCCCAGTAAACTGCCATGTCAAATCTCCTTAATATCTTCCTGGGTTAAAGTATAGCATCCATAGTGCTGTACAGATATTGCTGCTGCTTTATTTGCAAATCTAATAGAAGAATCTAGTCTTGCTTCATAATTCTCATACTTTAAAAATGCATATGTAAGTGCTGCGAGAAACGTATCACCTGCTCCAACAACATCAAAAACATTTACTTTTTCAGATGGATACATTAATTTACAATATTCAACTCCAGAAGATCCTTTAGTGATAATTAAATGTTGTTGTTCTGGTTCAGATATTAAATTATCATATTCTCTTTGATTAATTTTAAAGATTACATTTGGTTCAGTAAATAAATCTTTCTTTTTAGTATCAATAAAAACTGGTCCCTTAAAATTTTGACAAAAAACTTTTAGGTCTTGTGTTGTCAAAAAACCTTTATCATAATCAGATATAACAACAGCATCATACTCCAAATGCAAAAAAGCACTCCTGACCTCTGATGGTCTAATTGGATCAACAGAATCATCCTCATCAATTCTCATCATTTGTTGATTTGAACCACTATGGATAAATCTTTTCTTTTTAATTAAATCTTTATTAGTAATATGATTTACAAATACTCCAAAAGATTCTAAATTTCTTTTCACATTAGCAGACATTCCCAAAGATGTTTCTGTATATTCATATTTTAAAATAGGAATAGGAGCCTCTGGACTTATTCTATCTACGCTTCCGTAAATATAACTATCCTCACAAGTCTCCCCTACTAATAATACTGTGTATTGTTTTTGTGGTTGCATAGTCACCTATCCTATCAAAAAAAATTAATCTTTTTGCATATTGAGAACCAATTACTGGTTTATTTTTCCAATCAGATCCTACAACCATTATATCAGGATTAAATCCTTTTATCAATTGTTCTAATTCTTCATCACTGGAAAACATCTCAACCTGATTTACAGGTTTTAACATATTCAAAAAAAATTTTCTTTCATCTTGATTATATATTGGTCTATTTAGACCTTTCTTTTGCCTTACTCTTTCATCAGTGTCTATGGCAACAATTAAATAATCACCATAAGATTTTGCAAAATTTAAAAGTTCCAGATGACCTCTATGAAGTAAATCAAAAGTCCCATTAACAAATATTTTTTTCATTGGAATATTCTCTCAGTATCTTTTTTTGATAACATAAAACTAAAAACCCAAAGAATTCTTTCTTTATCACCTACTATCTCATCAACAGAATGTTCTGCTTCTGAAACAATATACATTAATAAATCAGTATCATTTACTTCCCAGGGTTCTCCTTGAATATAAGTAACCCCGCCAGACTTTGGCTTTTGTGTTATAAAATTACAGTGAACTGTATAGGTTCCTTCAAACCAAGAAGGATCAATATGAGGGTGAATTGTACCACCAGTAAAACTTATCTCAGTTATAATACCTTCCTTTCCGACAGGTGATAATCCAAAATCTTCAAAATCAAAAGTTAATGCTATTCTTTTTTGAAGTTCATATACAAAATCAGGATAATTGAAGTTTGGATTAGAAGATACGACAAAATTAATATGATCAAAAGAAGAAGAATCTAAAAGTGGATTACCATAATTAACAAGAGGATTTGCAAACCTAGTTGTTAATTTTGTTTTTTCCAACCCACGAGAGTCCATTTTTGGATCAATAAAATAATCATTTTTATAATTTGATAAAGTCCATTCATTTAGAATATCTCGTTCTTCTTCAGTTATAAAATCTTTAAATGCCTTAACTAATTTCATTAAAATTTAACAGGGCTTGCACAAGTATAAGAAATATTTAATGGAATTCCAGATTTTATTTTTCCTAAGCATTGTTCAACAAATTCTCTGTGTAAAATAGAATTTTTATGTTTCTCAATTTCATTTTCATAAAACTGTTCCATTAAACCTTTAGATTGTTCAGAAGATAATCCATTATTTTTTGGTTCAATTGTATCTTTATCTAAAAGTTGTGCCATAAAAACACTCCAGTTTTCACCCACGAACATATAGTCACCATCTCTAGGAAGTTCATAAGGATTATTTTGAACTTCATACTCATAAAACTTTTGTGCTTCAGTAAATTTAAAAGTATCTTGAACAAATTTCCAAAACTTACCAGTAGTTCTTTGATTTCTTGAATAATGCATGTTAACAAAATCCACACAATTTTCAAAGAAGCATTTCATTTTAACATTATATGCCAATATATCATTTGTATTATAAAAATTACCTTTAAATGCTTCGGCAAGTTCAATAATTCCAGCACAAATTAATGCTACACCAGTACTCTCAAGAGGTTCAATAAATCCAGCAGATAACCCAATGCAAACCACATTATCTTGCCAGAAATTGTTATGGTAGTATGGGGTCCAATCCAAAACCTTTAAACTTTCCCTATCAATTCTGTGATTCCAATGCTCTACAAAATAATCTTTTGCCTCTTCGGGGTCAGTAATTGATCGATTAAAAACTAGTCCAGAACCAATCCTAGTTTGTGTAGGTATCTTCCATATCCAACCATGATCAACTGCACAACACTTTGTATATGGTGTTAACTCTTCGTCAATATTTTCATATGGTACATGCCCAGCAACTGCAGTGTCACAAAATAATCTATCTCTACAATCAACAGTATCTGGTTCTGCACCTAGAAGTCTCTTCCATCCTGTACAATCAACAAAAATATCCGACTCAATTTGTTCCCCACCTTCTATGGTTATATAATTGATTCCACCATTTTGATTACGATTTACATCAATAACTTCACTTGAAACAAATGTAATCTTATCTATGATTTTACTTTTAATAAATTCAACTAATTTACCACAGTCAATGTGATTAGCATAAGTTCCAATGTTTGTTGGGTCAACTTTATTCTCAGTTACTGCTGGATGATAAAGAGCACATCCATGAGTAAAAAATTCTTTATCCTTATGGTTTGTCCAGATATTTAAAAGATTAGTTTCCCATGGATTATATTCAGGGAAAGCAAAAGGATGCCACAAGTCTGTTCCTTCACGTTGCCAGTCTGTAAACAAAATTCCAGATTTAAAGGTTGCATCAATACAAGGCAACCATTCATCTACAGGAAATCCACAGGAGTTCATGAATTGTTTAAAACTTAAAATAGTTGCTTCTCCAACACCAACAGTTTCCGACTGTTTCTTATCAATAACTACTACTTCAGTATTCTTTCTAATTTTTTTTAAAAGAAATGCTGCGGTGAGCCATCCAGAAGTTCCACCGCCAACAATTACGATCCTACGAATTGGTTTTATCATTTGTTTTTAATTGTGATTAATTTACCATACTCAGGAAGATATAGATATTCAATTCCAGAATTAGCTAGAGTTCTACAAGCATCATCTAAAGTCTCTACAAGAGGTTCTCCTCCGAGATTAAATGAAGTATTGAAGATAATAGGGCATCCAGTTCTCTCATAAAACACATTAATCAAATCATAATAATGTTTATTTTGCTCCTGAGTAACTGTTTGAATTCTACAAGTACCATCAACATGAATGATGGCTGGAATTTTTTCTTCTATTCCTTCTTGACACTTAACAGCATACATCATAAATGGAGTATCTTCCATCCCACGAAGATCAAACCAATCATGAACACAATCCTGAAGGATAGATCCAGCAAATGGTCGGAAGTATTCTCTGCGTTTAATTGTATTTACATGGTCCTTTCCTTTAGGATCACGAGGATCATAAAGAATAGATCTATTCCCAAGTGCTCTAGGACCTGCTTCTGATCTACCTTGGAATAAAGCAACAATATTTTTACTGGTAATTAAATCAATTACATCTTCATGAGTTGCATTAATTACTGAAGTTGCATTATATTTTTCAGCAGTTTGATTAATTTGATTTTCAGTGTACATATAAGAGGGGCCAGTATAAAGATCATCAATTTTAGTTCTAATTGTATCACTTTCAGTGACTCGATGGTATGTTAACAAAGCTGCTCCTATCGCAGTCCCAGCGTCATTACTTACTGGTTCCACAAACAGATTAATATTTTCATCTTTTAGTTGTTCAAGATACCAATAATTTGCAACACAATTCAAACCGTATCCACCAGAAAGAACCACATTATTGTTACCACTCATATCCACAGCCTTACGAATCAAATCAAGAACCATTGCCTGGGATTCTACTTGAATTGCATAAGCCATATCTCTACGATTTTCGAGTAGAGTCAAATCTTCACAATCAGAGGGAGTATATAAAGATTCATATCTACCCTCATTAACAACAGCTCCATTTGGATATGTTGGAACAATTACATTTCTATCAGCAGTTTTCCATAAACCGCCGCCACCATCAGTGTAAATTTTAGGAATATTTTCATTTGGTTGCCCATAAGGGAACAATCCCATTGTCTTACCTGCTTCAATAGGTGGCCATCCACAATATTGAGTAACAGCTTCATATGCTTTGGTAATACCAGCACTTTCATCCAGAATTAATTCATGAGTTCCCTCTTCATCTTCACCAGTGCTATCCATAAAAGGAATTTTAGCAGACCCCCAAGGACCTTTTCCAGCTTGATGTTTATAAATTGTTTTAATATTTGCAGGATATTCGCAAGAAAATATCGATTCCAACTCCCAAGTCATCTCTTGAGTTCTACCAAGATTCATTGGAATAAAAGTACCAGCACCATCAACGACTACAGATACTGCAGATTTAAATCCAGATCTATAAAAAGCACATGCTGCATGGAGTTTATGATGTGTTCTACTTAAATCAATAACTTGTGGATGATTATAAGGGTCACACTTCCTATCAATCAATCCCAACTTTCTTGCCATTCCAGTATAAAGATCATCACCAGTAAAATCAATTGTACCAGCAGACCCTAAAGGTTGAGTGTGGGCAATGACAAGGTAATCTAATTTATCAGTATATTCAAGTATTTTAACCATTGATGCCAATGGTCCACCATCATACTTATGTCTAGATAGTCTCTCTTCCTCAATCGATAAAACAATTTCTCCATTGTGAAGTAAACAAACGCCAGAGTTATGTCCTCTGGCAACAGCCGCAATCCATTCTGCCATATATTACCTCACTTAAGTTTTTGAAGAATGTTTTCAGTTTGCTTGTCTAGAGGAGTTGCTGTGCCGAATCCTTTAGAATTTTTATTTGTATCTATTTTAAAATATGTTTGCTTCTTTTCTGGTAAATTACATGGTGATGCTGCGATATCTTTTTGCTCTAATTTTAAAGACCCAGTATAAGCTACTGATTTGCCCATCCTTTTTTTAACAGACTCAATAATTTGTTTTGTCTGTTCTTTAGTTAATTCCATAGATTCATCGTTAAATCTATCAGACACCTCATCAATTGCAATCCTGATAGGAGAATATATTCTCCTGTTTTCACCAACATCAACAATATCAAAATCAGAATGACTTGGATATGAAATGTTAATAGGATAAGTTGAACCAGTTACAACTGTAGCAGTTTTATCCAGTGCTCTTGCTATGTGTTGACCCATACTATCACACCCAAGAAAATGATCTGCAGCGTTAATTATACCTGCCCATGTTCTCATGTCAGCAATTTGAGGTCTGGCAACTTTATATTTTGATTTTTCTTCATTTTCTTCTAAAGGAAAATGAATCTCACTCATGATTACAATTGCATAATCTTTTTTAAGTTCATTGATAATTTGAACAATATTATTTAAAGAAAAACTTCTTGAGGTACGGTCAATAATAAAGTCACTTCCCATTTGCTCGACAGATCTGCCAAATGGTTGTACAACAAGAACTTTATCTTTACCTGTTCCTGCTTTAATCTCTTCAATAACATTAAATCCTTGAACAATTTCAGACTTATCCAAAATAATAGTTGGTTTTGGAAGGTCTCTTGGTTGATCCAAGTCATTGATAATGATATCAAAAGCTTGGGCAAGACTGCACTTTTGATTGTAATAATGCCATTCCCTATATGGCTCAGGAGATATACAATCTCTATGTTTGATTTCGTTTTCAAACAATCCTTTATGCCAATTATCAAAAACTTTATCATGAAGGGTGGGATGTCCTTTATAGAAATCTGTCCCTCCTTCACAAACAATGATAAAATCATCATGAGTTTCTGCATACTTCTCAAATGCAGGAATGGAGCAGATTACTCGACCAGCTCCACCATTAATAAAAAATACCTTAGATCTCATTGGTCAACCTCAATGTGAATTAATATTGCTATCTTAATAGCATAATTTGAATTATTTAGATCAATTAAAAGAACATGATTTGAGTCAGTCTATCATAATCTTTATACATATCTGGTTCCATAATAGCACCATGAACCATATTTGCATCATACAATACTGCCCTATTATACTTCACTGGGCATACATATTGCAACTTTGGTTTATTAATTGATCCATCAGAATTTGGAGGAACAACAGAATAAAATCCTGTTCCTGGAACAGATCCCTCTTCACCATATTCCTCTGGAGTATTTAAGTAAACCAAAGATGCCCATTTATTATAAGGACCGTCTATATGGCATATAGTGTCCCAGTTCCTTCCAGAATCAACAATTTCTTTATTATTAGTTACATTAACAACGAATCTCATTGAGTTCCATTTTTGATAATGGTGTTCTTTATCAAATTCAAGTTGCCAGTCTTCATGTTGACATAGTTGTTCAAAAACATGACACATTTGATATGCCATCTCATACATTAATTCTGGTTCTTCTCTCCAAACTCTTCTACCTATTGCACCTGCAAGTTTATCTTCGTCGGTATATAATTCAGATTCTTTTGTTAATTTTCTAATTTCATCTGGATTTTGATAAAAATTGTCAATAATAAAAATTAATTTTTCTACTGGACGAGATGAATCAAACCTAACTATTCCAGTGTCTGTTGCAGACCAATAAACATCCTGGACTCTTTCTATCTTTATTCTTAAATCAGTATTTACTTCAAACATTATAGTAAAGGAATTGCTCCAAAATTTTCTGTAGGTAAAGCATTCTCACCATAATCATTTGCAAATATAATATCAAATCCCAAAGTTATTCTCTTACCTTTATATTTTCTAAGATTAACTACCCGATGAGAATGTTTTCCAGGTCCAAAATAAATGTTACCACATTCATTATCAATAGTCCAGTTTTCAAATTCTGTTATAGTGTCTTGAGGTTCAATGGAAATATATCCATGCCAACCAGCACTATGATTATGCCAACCTAAAACTTGGTCATAATCATGATAATTTAACCACGATTGTATCCACAAAATTTCTGTAGGAAATTTTTCCCTTACAATTTCTCTAACTTTTTGATAAATTCTATACATGTGTATAGAAGGAGAAGATACCCCAAAGATATTATAGTAAATATAAGCCTTTGTCGCGTCAAAGACTCCATATTTTACCATATTATCATAGGATATCTTCAGTTCATTAATTATTTCTAATTGATTATCTCTAATATAATCAAAATTATATAAAGTATAACTCATAACAATAATATAAACTTCAAATTATATATTAACCTTCTGCTGCTTTTGCTTGCTGTTCCAATAGAATTTGATACTCTGCCTCAGAAGTTACACCAGCAGGTTGGTCAGGGAACATGTAGAATGCAATATTTGGATCAATTCCAGCAGATTCAATTACTGCAGGAAAGTCTCTTAATTTTTGACGATAGGATTCCCATTCTGTTCTTAACCCAATTGGCATGTCTGGCGCAACTTGTCCATCACTATTTCTAAGAAGTTGATCTCTTTGTCTTTTAAGATCAAGTATTGTGATATTTTTTTCATCCCCATGAATTGCTTCAAGTGCAGATATCTTTCTTACAGAAAGAGACCCATCTGCCTCTTTTTTAATTCCAGTTGTTGCATCATAAATGTCGCATGGTTTTGGTGGACCATAAATTTTCATTGTACTTGTTCCATCAAGAACTGGTGAATTTGGATGAACATATGGTTCATCATCATACGATTCCTGAAGTTCATTTAAAACTGGTCCTCTTAATTGACACACTAGAGGATTTGTTGCACAATCAACTTCATACCATTCAACAACATCTGCGGGAACAGGTCTACCGTCAATAATATCATCTTCAATTAAAGGACCATGCTTTTCTGTACCGTCTTCACCAAGTTGTAAATAAATTTTATCAGGACCATGGTAGGTAAATTTACGAGTTTTACCTTCCGACTGAGAGTGGTCTACCATGTATTCGTTAGGTAAACCAAGATCAAATTCTACTGAAATAATTTTTGCCATGGGTATTACTATCTAAAAAAAATAAATGGTCTTTTTATTATTTATAGGAAACTTATCTTAACTAATCCTGGACCTCCTGTTGAACCTTGACCACAGCAGCTACTACCACCACAGTATGTGGTCATTGCTCCTTGTCCACCATGTCCGTATGGTGAAGTCCAGCAACCACAACGCATCCAACATTCATGAATTTGAGTTTGAACTTGTGTTCCAATAAATGGTGCTGCAGTTGGTGATGATCCTTGACAATGGCAATGGCAATTAGAAGTTTGAACAAAGAACGCCCCTCTATGGTTATTCATACCAAAATCTCCACCCATAGCTCCTGGAGCTGCACAACATCTACCCCAATCTGAGAAGCAAGCCTCTTGCCAGTTACCATTAGCACATCCACCATCACCGCCCATAGCACAGAAATTGGATAAATTGCAACCATTTACATAGGATGCACAACCATGACAAGCAAAACATTCAATGGATTCACAAGGATGAACTCCAGCAGCACAAATGGTATAAGTCCATCCTGGACACACTGTTAACATTTTTGCATTATAAAATCCACCTTGAGCTCCTGCATAATGCTGACATCTAGAGGTTGAACACATTCCATGACCGTTTCCACCAGACCCCCAAAGTTGAAAATAAACTTTTCTGACGCCAGTTGGAACAGTCCAAAGACAGCAACAACCAGGAGAACATCTATTTGGAGTCCCATAAAACCATTTAACACACCAAGTATCAAATGCTCCAGAAGCAACAGCAGTTGCTGGAATACTATTATCGTCTACTTGAACCGATGCGTCAATTTTTTTATAGCTTGCGTATGATGCCATCGTTGCAAATCCTTTTTTTCTATTTATTAATAATAAGTAGCACGAACAAGTCCAGGTCCGCCCATATTACCTTGACCACAGCAGTTGCCACCGCCACAATATGAACTCATTGCGTTTTGTCCACCATGACCATAAGGAACGGTCCAACATGCACATCTCATCCAACAATAGTTAATTGCCATTTGAACTTCTGTTCCAATTAATGGAGCAGAAGTTGCTCTTGTTTGTTGATGATGACAATGACAGAATCCAACAGCAAACCACCATTCAACTGATCCAAAAGCACCAGAGTGATTCATATATCCAAAATCACCACCATTATTTCCTGCTTGCAAACAACAATCCCAAGCACTATGGCAAGGAGTTGTCCAGTCACCAGTAGCACAACCAGGAGATCCACCTTGACCGCAGAAGTTTGATAAGTTACATCCATTCACGTAGGATGCACATCCCCAACAACCTTGACACTCAAATCTACAACAAGGACCATTTCCTGCTGCACAAATTGTATAAGTCCATCCAGGAGATACTGTGATTATTTTTGAGTTATATGCACCACCACCAGATCCTCTCCAATGCTGACATCTAGAGGTTGAACATGCACCTGCTCCACTTCCTCCAGATCCCCAAACTTCAAAATTAACTGCAGTTACACCAGTAGGAACTGTCCAAAGACAGCAACAACCAGTAGAACAAGCATTTGGAGATCCAAAAAACCATTGAACTCCAAAAGTTTTTCTGGCGTCAGGATTAAATTTTGTAGCAGTTAAAGATGCAGTATCAATGGAGACGCCACTAATTTTTTTATAGCTTGCATATGATGCCATGGTTATTTCTGCTCCTTAGAAGTAAGTAATTTTAACAACACCAGAACCGCCAGTAGATCCTCTGCCACAGCAGCTACCACCACCACAGTATGTGGTCATTGCTCCTTGTCCACCAGAACCGTAAGGAACAGGCCAACATCCACAACGCATCCAACATTCGGTTAATTCACCACTAACAAATGCAGATCCTAAGAATGGAGCACCAGAAGAACATTCAATATGACGATAGCAGTGACATGCAAATGAACCAGAGAATGATCCTGCATGTGTACCCATTGCAAATTCACCACCCCAAACACTTCCACTAGGATCTACACAACACCTTCCAAATTCAGAGTTACACATTGTGCTCCAGTCGGTGTTGGAGCATCCACCCTTACCACCAATCGCACAGAAGTTACTTAAGTTACATCCATTCACATAAGATGAACAACCATCACAAGCATAGCATTCAATACTTGCACAAGGATGAACTCCAGCAGCACAGATGGTATATTGCCATCCATCTTGAACCGATATTGTTCTGGTATTGTAATATCCACCTTGAGCACCAGCATAGTGATGACATCTAGAGGTTGAACACATTCCGTGCCCGTTTCCACCAGACCCCCAAAGTTCAAAAGTTACTCTCCTGACACCAGTTGGAACAGTCCAAAGACAGCAACAACCAGGAGTACAATCACCCAAAGACCCAAAAAACCATTTAACACAATAGTTTTTAAAGGCTGTAGACGCTATTTTACCATCAGTGACTGTACCATCAACGATACTTTCTCCAGCAACTTTTTTATAGCTTGCGTATGATGCCATTTTGCAACCCAGTTTTACTTTTATTTATGGTTAAAGGGGGATAAGATGACCTACCCCCCTATGTTTTATATTAAAATTAGATCGAGAAGATTCTCCATCCAAAAGTATTTCCAGAGAAGATCAATGCAAATGCAGCACTTTCAGTTGTAACTGTTAAGTTATCTGCATCACCCTGAATCAGTTTTCCATTACGAGCAATTGTTAATGCATTAGTATCAAAGGTTTTTGCAACATCATAGAAGGTAATCTTATCACCAACGTTTGGTGATGCAGGAAGAGTAAGGGTAACAGCACCACCAGAGGTGTTTACGAAGTATGTTCCCCAAGATACAATGTTACCAGTTGATGAAGTTGTTGTTGGAGTTACTTCTCCTGCAGGAATCCAAGAAGTACCATTGTAATACTCCATGGTCTTCAGAGTACTATTATATCTGAACTGACCTTCGATTAGAGATACAGGTCTCTCAGCAGTTGTTCCTTTAGGTGGAACCATTGCCTCAACACCCATCTTATCTCTAAGTAAGAATCCACGAACTGCAAATTCAGTTGGACAAGCGGTATTAGAGTTACCGCTCATAGTTTCGTCAGATGAGAATTCATTAATTGCTTCACCAATCTGACCACCCAGCGAACCCAGTCTCAGTTCTGTCAGACCTGACAGGTTGAATGCGTTAGCATCCAGGGTTGCAGCACCAGTTAACTGGTTAACAGAGAAGAATTGACCAACACGGAAGTTACCACCTTGGTCAGTGGAGACGAAGAATACTCTACCAGGACCAAAGTTATTGGTCTCTCTACCCTGCTGTACGTTTGCTTCATTAACATTTGGATAGTTGGTCTCAGTCTTGTTACCAACACCAATTGAGAGGAAGTCGTGACCAGTCAGACGAGCGTTAGAGAATCTTGTTCTAACTTCAGTAAATGATCCACCATCAGTACTAGTAGTACCAACTCCTGCACGAGTGTCAAATGTCTGAACAGTCTTCTCAGGTGAGAACGTTACAGTTACTCTACCCGAATACGTAACAGGTGGAAGACCAACAGATCCTCTGTGCTGTACATAAGAAGTTGTAAATCCAGTTACGTTATTAACAATATAGAATCTTGGTAGACCATTAACCAAATCACTACCTACTCCTGCACGAGTAGTAGTAAATCCAATAGCATCACCAACTATAGGAAGATTGCTACCATTAGCAAGATCAAGTTCAACCAGAACACCCTTTTGTCCACCTACAGCATTTGCAGCAGTTGCAACTCTAATAGCACCAGTTGTTCCAGCACCAATGAAGCTAATCCACTCACCAGGAATAAAACTTGTAGTACCAATACCTGCACTTGGTGAACCATATCCAGGATAATACTTAAAGTAAATTGCATCAGCAGAGATTTGATCGTTAATAAAGGTTGCGTATGCACCCGAAGTTTCACCTCTCATGGTCATACCAACACCAACAGTACCACTGACTGTACCAACAACAGTAGAAAGTTTGTCACCAAATACTCTTAATGTTCTTGCAGTCTCAGCAGTAGAGAATCCAGAAGCAATAACACCATAATCACCATAAGAGTTGTTACCACCAACGGAACGAATTCTTGAACCGCCACCAGCATAATAACCCCAACGGCAATAGTAGGTGAAGGAAGAAACGATTTCAGAACCCGCATCATTATCAAGAATAAATCCAGCACCATCACTAAGAACGTTAGTGAAGGCATCAAATACCATTGTCTTAAATCCTGATGCATGGACATTGCCATCAATGAATACACCAACACCAGCACCACCTGAACCACCATCAGTTGGAGGATTACCGAATGCAGTACAATCCTTAACGTAAGGAGACTTATTCAGAATTGGTGAGTTGGGGTTGAATGCAAAATAAACACCACAAGCAGTTGAACCAATACCAGTTCTTACGGTTGTTGCCTCCAACTCGTATGGTCTATTTGGGTCATAATCAAATCCAACTAAACCATCAACGTTTAGACCCTGAACGGTTGTAGCATCAGACAACCTAAACATTGTCTGACGATTATTTGGAGTAAGACCATCAGTAGATAATCCAGAAGCAGGACGAATCTTAGAAGATCTAAGGGTAGAACCTACAAGTGAAGTGAATGGTGGAACTGTAATTGGAAGTTGCTCCACAAATTCAGATGCTGAAAGCTTAACAACAGCAGGTGAGAGGTTAATTACTTGACCACCACTTACATAATCATGATCAATTGTTGAAATACCAGCGTTAACTGTGAATGTATTATTGTTAACAACATCGATGACATTATAATATGAGGTAAGAACACTTCTTGGGAATACCGTTGTATCAACACCAACAAAACATGTACCACCAGATACATAAATGTGATTAATTGTTGATACACCAACGTTCATTGAGAATGAAGTTGGACTGATAACATTAGTAACTACATAATCATATCCAAGTGCTCTTGTTCCATCAGGGAAGATTGTAGTAGTAATACCAGAACCACCAGTACAAGTAAATTCAAGATTTCTCAGTCTAATCTTTGTTCCATTCGTAATTCCAGTTGCACCAGCACCAATTGTTACTGTACCAACACCAGAAGATGCATCATACTGAAATCCAGTAACGTTATAAGATCTACCACCACTCAAACACTCAAACTGAATGTCTGCAAGTCTAACAGTAATATTTGGATAGAGAATACCGTGAGATGGTGCAGTAATAGTTGTGAGTCCTGTAATATGATCATAAACAACATTTGTAATATTGGTAATAGCACTTGCATTATCACAGGCATACTTCAGAGTTCTGAATGCCATGTCTGGAGTGCTACCATTAAAGGTGTCCGATCCAAGTTCTGGGTCAACGTAATAAATTCTTGTAGAATCTCCCAGGGTCATCCAGGTTGGAACTCTATCAGTACCAACACCAAGAGCCTGATAAGTCTGCCCAATACCTAGTCTTGAAGGAGCAGATGAATCCCTAATAAGTATATCACCCTTAGTCGTTAAAAGGGCATTAGAATCACCAATTGATAGTGCTCCCCAAATCGCAGCATTTGTTCCTGGTGTAATATTCTTAAACGAAGTAGATCCAAGACCAACGTAGGAAGATGATGCATATTCAACAACATCATTTCTGAAGTATTCAGATACAGTTGAATATGTACCAGCGTATCTTAGACCAGTATTAAACAGTTCCCAAGCAGTTACTGCAACACCAACAACAGTTGTTCCAACACCAACAGTTAATCCTTTTGTTGGGTGAACATTTTCTGCTGAAGTAGCAACTAACTGATAAGTATTACCACCAACAGTAGCTAACTGTCCCTTATAATAGGTTGAACCAGACTGATACGTTTGAATTCCTACTGAATTAAATCCTTCTGCAAGGACATTCCATTCAGTAGATAATACTGTTGGAGGTATAACAGAGGCAGTAGTTGTTGTAATTGCAACGTATGAGGTTCCCTGATAAGCAACAACGTCTCCTGTTTGGTAAACAAATCCAGGACTCCAGAGACCTTCACCCGCAAATCCAGAAACATAAGGAGTTACGTTTGGATTTGCTGGACCAGTAGTTCCAATTCCAGCAAACACTAACCCTGCAGTTGTTCCAATACCAGCAGTTACACGGTATTGTGTGTTACCAAAAAGAACAACGTCGTTCTTTTTATAGAACGTTCCGCCACTATATAAACCTACATTTCTGATTCCCTCAACATGTAAGGACCAGTATGATTCGTCAGTAGCATACCAATTAACTTCACTTGCCGTTGAAGTATGATTGGTAGTACAGACGTAGGTATTAGCACCAAATTTTACGATATCATCAATGACGTAAGCGGTGCTAGGAGCCCAATTGCTTCTCCAATTGAATTTTAGTCTTCCTAATCTAAAATCAGCCATCGTTTTTAAATTCCTTTTTTACTTAGGTCCTTGAGTTGCATGATCATAACTGCCATTAATTCTGGCAACTAAATATCCATCATCATCAATAAAATAGTTTAGATTTCTAAAATCAAACCTATACTGTTGGTATTTATCATGCGGATGATTCTTATAAGATTTCTCTTCTGTAGTTTCATCAACATAATCAACACCATCTAGGAACCCTGGATATTGAGTTCCATCTGTTCTATGAAAATCTCCAATTTCTGTGCTTCCCGCACCAACCTTAGTATAACGTAACATACCGTCCTCATCTCTACGAAGAGCATGGACAATAAAATCATTTGATTGTGCCACCGATTTGGTGGAATTATCCATTCTGCTTAGATTCATGTGAACAGTCTCCAGTAAGTTCCTTCCCAAATTAACTCAACATACGCACCAGCCAAATCACAGTTTAAAAATGTATCAATGAACCCAGTGCCGTCCTTAATTAAGTCACTGCCTTGAGCATTTACTGTAAGATTATTTAGATTCCAAGTGTATTTGGAGTCTGCTATATGAATAGTATCTCCAACAAATCGGAGAGTGGGTAAGTATACCGAAAAAGGACCGCTTGATGTATCAGAAAAATATTTAATATTTGTTCTTAATGTATCTCCATTATTACTAGAATTAAGAGTTGTTAATCTAGATTTTTGGATTTCAGTGCCAGATAACGTAAGTCCATCATGAACTCTAATTGTACCTTTATCAGTATCGAATGTGACTTCAGCTAATGCACCAGTAAATGACGAATGTTCAAGCTCTGTCCCTTTACGTAATTGTACCCGTTTGGTATTAGACATTAAAGAGATGTTAATAATGCACTTATCTTTATTTATCAGTTTAAATAACTACGATTCTAGTAGGTTGTGGTCTTTCAAATTCAACGTATCTTGACTTAGTATTTGCTGGCAGAATATCAATGAGACCTTCAGCAATATGAGGTGCAGGAGTAAAGGATTCTGCCTTAGTTCCACTAAACTTAACAACTGGTCCTTGTGGGAATGTTCTGAGGCGGAAGACAGTAATACCTCTGGAAATATCTCCTGGAATTCCTGGGTTGCTGAGACCAACTCTGATTTGTCCAACACCAACATTGGAACCAATAAATCTGACAATTGGGGTTCCAGTAACCGTGAAGAGAGTATACTTGACTTCTGTATTTGATTTACTTTCGGATGCACCAATAAATCCAAAGATACTGCCAGTTCCAGTTTGTGGAACAGTGATAGAATCTTTGCCTGTTCCGCGAACAGTAAATAGGTTCTGAAGATTTGGTGGAATAACAACTCTGGATTCTGTTGTGCTTGAGAATCCAAAGAGTCCACCAGAACCAAGATGTGCGAATGTAGATCTCTCGACCAGAGACCCATTGATATCCAGACCAGGAGTTCCAGATCCAACTTCCGAATTTGTTTCTCTTTCTTGTAATTTACCAGTAATTTTGAAGAGAAGTGTTTCGTCTGGTGGATTAACAACTCTAGATTCTGTTGTGCTAGAGAATCCAAAGAGAGATCCTGTTCCAACATGAGGAGCAGGGGATACTCTTTCAGAAAGTTTTCCAGAGAATTTAAATAGAGTTGTGAATGTCTCAGATACAACTCTTGTCTCGGTAAAGGAGACATATGTAAATAGTGATCCTCTTCCAACTTCACTATTAACATCCTTCTCTTTAGCATTACCAGTGAATGTGAATAGAGTTGTTTTATCTGGTGGATTAACAACCCTAGATTCTGTTGCACTAGAGAATCCAAATAGAGATCCGCTACCAGTATAATTACCTTTAGTAAGAGACTCTGTTGCATTACCATGAATTTCAACTGGTTGCAATCCAACAGGATTTCCACTAAGACTAAATCTAACAAGATTCCCATTATCACCATAGAATCTTGCCTGTACAAACTTCTCTTCAGAGAATGTAAGCAATGGAGTATCAACTCCACCAACGACATTAAATAGGGTGAAGTTGTCTGGTGGATTTGAACCAACTGCCTCTGCTGCACCAACATAACCAAATAGTGATCCAGATCCAGCAGGAATCCATGGAGTAAATGATTCTGGTGCAATTCTGAGTCCAGAAGACCGAATGAATATTTCTCCAGATCCCAAATGTTTTGGAAGAACATATACTGAAGCATTGCCAAGAATTCTAAATTGAGATTCATTGGTTGTTTGCCAAGCAAATCTTGCTTTAATATTAGTAGCAGCACCAGAGAAATTAAATAGAACCTTTCTACTGGATTCAGATACTGCTTTTGTTTCGGTAAAGGAGACATAACTGAAGAGTGAACCAGATCCAATTTCAGTAGTTGGAGTTGTGGATTCAAATCCTCTACCAGAAATATTAATCGTACCTTCAGCAATAAAGATACGGGTACGTGATGGGTCAGTCTCGGAGAACTTAAAGAGAGAACCAGAACCATTCCAAGCAGCAGTAAACTTAAGATCAGATACTTGTTCGTTAATTCCACTAAGAACAAGTCCACCACTAATATTAAATAGAGGATCTACTTTACCTGGAGTAAATGCAGTTGTCTCGGTAAAGGAGACATAACTGAAGAGTGAACCAGTTCCAATCTCAGTTGCAGGAGTTGTAGACTCTGCTGCATTTCCAGCAAACCTGAATATACCAACTGATTCTGATTCAACACCAATAGATTCTGCTGCTCCAGTGAATCCAAATATACGTCCACTACCAACATACACATTGGTACGAGATTCATCAACACCATTATGGAACGTAAATTTACCTTGAGGTTCAAGGCAATCATCTGGGTAGAGATTACCATAATCTTCATGGTTGTATTGATAGTATTCACCAATTGCACCATAATCTATTAAATCATAAGATATATCAGAAATGAATCCATAATCATCACCATCACATGCACCAAATCCAGAGTCTTCATTATAAGAGAAAGTAATTGATTCTCCAGCACCATCAAATCCAAATAGTGTGCCACTTCCAACTTCAACAAATGTAGATTTCTCTTCTAACTTACCTGTAATATTAAAGAGTTCGCCAAATCCATCTCTAACAAGTCTTGTCTCAGTTGTGCTTGAATAACCAAAGAGAGTTCCAGATGCATCATAGTTACCCTTACCAAATTTCTCAACAAGTTCACCTGCAAAGGAGAAGATACGTTGTTGAGAATAATCAATTGGTGGTTGGACAAGAGTAGAATCTGTTGCACTATCAAATCCAAAGAGCGATCCTGTTGCAACTTCAGAATTGGTTCTACTATCAGTTGTCGAGGATGTGATATTAATAAGATCACCTTTGGAGGTGAACTTAGGAAGAACATAAATCTTGGCACTACCACGAAGCAGAAGATGAGTTTCTTCAAGATTACCAATAAAGGTTCTGGATCTTGGGGTGCTAGTAAAGCTATAGAATCTTGCAAGACCAAATGGTGTTCTAGTCTCTCTAGGATCAAGAATACCAAAATCTTCAACTTCCCATGGGAATTCTAAATCTTGATTACCAATGAATCCATAATCTTCAGATAGGGTTACAGTATCTGTAATGTAACCATAATCAATTCCTTCAACATTAACAATTGAAGATTCATTATAAGCATATGCCCTTCTATTAATTTCAACGTTGCGGAAGGTGAATACTCTATCAACTTGATTAAAGATGACGGTGTAAACTGCACCACCTCTAACCAAAATATCATTTTCACTAACTCCAACTTCACTACGACCAGCTTTAAATGTTGTGGTACTATTAATACTAAAGAGTTTGGCAGTTGCAGATTCACTAACAATTGAAGTTTCTGTAGCACTACTTAATCCAAATAGAGATCCTCCACGGAATCTTGGTGGATAGAAGTCCCATCCACCATCCGCCTTATAGTGCATCCTGATTTGGACACGAGGCGTACCTTCAAGACTAATTTTACCAACACCATTAATTTTTGGTGTTGAATAATCTTTTGCAGTTCCTAGCAGTCTTGGTTGTTTGTTACCAACCGATCCTTCATAATTTGCAAATATAAATTTCTCTTCTACACTACCAGCAAATCTAGATCTACCATAGACTTTAGTGGTAGTATTCTCTGTAATAAGACCCCAATCCTCAATATTGGAGTAATCCCATACAGGAATATCCTGAAGATCTGTAATTAAACCATAATCTTCACTTCTAAGAACTGGCTCTGTAAGGAATCCCCAATCATCAGAACCAAAGTCTATATCATCACTTTGATCGTATTGGTAAGTTCTCTTCTCCTCTGCCTCACCAATAAAGTTAAATACTCTATCTTGTGGATTAAATATAACTTGCTCTACACCTTCTCCAGATATTTTTAAATGGAGGGTAGATGCTGGTGGTGTTGCGGATACAACATCTATTCCCTCCGATTCAACTGTAGATAGATTTCCTCTACCCAACCAGGAAGAGGAAATCTTATTATATGCTTCACCCTGGAAGTCAAAGACCCTATTAATTGGACTGAAGAATACTGTTGTTATTGCTCTTCCATACAATGCAAATTCAACACCGCCAACACTTATCCTTGTGGTGCTATCATTTGCTGCTAAGTGAATACCAAATTTACCCATTGGTACTCTTGCAGTATCCAATGTAATAGTTCCAAAGTCTTGAATTTGATAGTATTGTTCAATAGTAGCAGTAATTTCTCCGTAATCTTCTGCTTCTATTACAGCATCAACAATACTACCATAATCAAGTTCTTCATAATTAACAATAGAAAATTGGCTATACGAGTACACCGCCCTCTGGGAACTCAGTTTATTCCCTAAAGAGCGCAGGCTTCCTATTCCCTCGTATTGGAATAATGCCATACTCTTACTTTTATTTTATTTATTGTGAAGACTGTATAACAATTCTTATCTCTTAAAAAAATAGGAGGGATCGCCAAAAGCAACCCCCCCATAATAAAGTATAGACCTTGAATAAATCAGTCGAGGCTGACGTTCAGAGTAACTTTGATTTGGTCACCATTGTTCTGAATGTTGTAAGGACCATTTGTAAATCTCTCAGCAAAGAAGATGCTGCTGTAGAGAGTTGCACTTCCAATACCAGTCAGAGCAGGTACAGTGCTGAATGTGCTTGTGCTTGGTACTTGGTGAATGGTATAGGTTCCAGAAGTTGTGGTGGTGTTAGCAGCACCAGCAGCAATGTAAACAATATCACCTTCTACCAATCCATGGGTAGTTCCAGCAGTGCTAACTTGAGCATAGTTGAAGTATACTGTGTTACCAGTTGCAGACTGAATGTTGTTTAACAGAGTGCTGCTTAGATATACAATTCCAGTTCTCTCATCAATACCAGTAATAGTTGTACCTGCAGGGATAGCAGCAGTCTCACCAGCAAGGTTGCCGTGAGTAACACCCATACCTACACAGATATTTTCTGTGATTTCTTGGAAGAATGTAGCAACACCAGATACTGCACCAGTATTCTTTCTATCAAGAACGATTGTGGTGGTATTCATAATACCAACAACTCTTGCTCCAGCAGCAATGTTAGTACCAATTACTCTTTGTCTGGTATTAATGCCGACATTGCTAGATACAGTTAGAGTAAATTCTGAACCAACACCAGATACAGTTGGAGTGTAGCTAAATGGGAACAGAGTTACATAAGTCTGTCCAATAGTACCACTAGTCTGAGACTTAGCAATAGTAGTTGCAGTACTAACATTAACTGCATGAAGAACACCATTCAGGGAGATTGGAAGATTGTTCGATCTTACCAAGTAGTATCCGTAAATATTGTTAGCAGCAGAAGTGAATGTAAATGTCTGCTCAGGATATGATGCGGTTGTTGTACCAACACCAAAAGTCAGTGGTTGATTAGAGAAGGTGGAAGCATTCTTAACGGTAAGAACAAGTGTGTTACCGTCAATAGCAGCAACAACTGCGTTAGTTCCGACGCCACCACCACTTACATAATGACCAACCGCAATATTGGAAACAGATGCTACAGTGATTGTATATTCGTTAATATTACCACTTCCTGTAGTAGAAGCGATTGCAGACAGAATAGTTCTAACATTCCACTGACTGCCATTTAGAAGAATTCCATATTGTCTGGAATAATCTTCGTCATTTCTTGCATTAATGACTGAAGGATATCCAGTTGATGGAGCAGTACCATATCCCACTAATCCAGTGGAGTCATATGGTTCGTAATACTTGGACTGTGAAGGAACATCAGTCTCAACTGGAACTGTATTTGAAGTGTACAGTTTAAGAATTAAGTTCCTTGGAATATTGCGATTTGAATTAACAAGGTATCTTAGCGACTGAAGTTCACCTGCGTCGGATACTAATAAAGCCATGTGAGCGGACTCCGTTTAATTGACATTTGCTTCCTATCAGTTATTTATACAAAAGTATACTTTTTATTTTAGATGTTTAACCTTAAAAATAAAGAGCATTTTGTAATTCCTGTACATGAAATAACTCTAAAATCAAGTATATCTCCAGCAACAACATCAGTTGCCCATGTTGAAAGAGATTCATCTCTATTTTTTGATTGATTAATCAACCTAGGATATTCACTTCCAACAATTGAGGTTAAATTGTCTGGATATGTATTGTATTGGTCTTTTCTAATGTCTATAACAATAGACCCTGTTTCTTCAGATACTATTGTCCACGACTCAATTCTTCCAGATACATCCAATCCAAGAGATCCTTTTACTCCTGGAGTAATATCAAATGATCCATTATCCAAAACAAAATTAATTGTCCTAGTAAGATCAGCAACTGTTCTAAGAGCAACTCCCCAAAATTCATTAGACCCACCAACATTTGCTGCTGGAGGATTGGTAAAAATTATGGTGCTTCCAGAAACATTATAGTCTATTCCTGGACTTAGAATAGTATCATTTAAAGATATAATTAATTGTTGAGCATTAATTGGGGTATATGATTCACCATTTACAGTTAAATTAAATGTATTTCTCGACCCATTAAATTCTGATGATATATCATCTAGAATAAGATTTGTATACTGAACACTTTTTGAAGGTATCTCAAAATTAACCCCAATCCTGTAATCGGGACTTCCAATACTCGCATCTTGTCCATTATCTAGAGTAATTATATAATCTTCTCTAGCAATACTTATTCCTTGGTCTTCATCTAAAGTAATTGTATAATCAGACATTAGAAACTAACTCCTGGATGAACTAATACCATACCAGCAATTACTTTTGTTTTTGTCCCATTAGAAGATTCAATAAACACATCATATACATACCTACCTTCTGGAATAGTTGCAGTTATTGCATCTGACATACCAATGGAAATCTTACCCTGTACTCTATCAACAAAGGTAATACTAAAAGAATAACTTCTAGTAGAGGTATGATGTTTTCTCATTTCACTAGAAGCAGTATAACCCAACAAGTTAAGTGGAGTTAAATCTTTATTCCTTACTGTAAAATTTACATTAAAATCTGCCCCTTGTTCTAGAGTAAGATTCAAAGGTACTGCTGCCATTTATATTACCTTTAGGGTCTCAATATATTTATCTAGCATACTCATCAAGTTTATCCAATACCTTATTCAAATACTGATGAGCTAACCATTTTGGATCATATCCAGATTTATTCATCCATTCTTTATCTAATTCTAATTTTAATTTAAGAACTTCACACTTTATAATGTCTTTGGTCACATGTCCTCTAGGCATAAGCGTTATTAACTCCCCAGTATACAAATAGTAAAATTAAAGAAAAAATAATAAAAAAAGAAATCCAAGTTGACTGTGTTGGCATAATGAATTCATTGCTGCTCTCTATTTTATACATTAATGTTCTTTACAACATGATTTGTGTTTTGATTTCAAAATTAATGTTATAATTATAGAATATATTCAATTATATCCAATGACGCTATTTGTTAAAGACAACATTAAAGCATTTCATGTCCATATTCCAAGGACTGGTGGTAGATATATTAAAGAGGTATTATTCCAGAATGGTTATGATGTTTATCATGATGATTATGAAGACTCAATTTATGGCATCAGCGTAACACATCTACATTATCCATTATATGAAATGTTAGACCAGGTAGCAAACTCAAAACATTTTGCAGTAGTCCGAGATCCTTTCAAAAGATTTGCTTCGGCAGCGCATTGTATAATCAAAGAATGGTACGCTGATAAAGAAGATCAAATATATTCTAATTTAGAATCAAAAGAAGGATTATATGAATTTATAGAATTCCACGCAATTACTAAAAGATATAGCTCTAACTGGATGAGACCTCAACATGAATTTATTTCTGATAAAACATTGGTCTACAAATATGAAGACAAATTAGGAAAAAATTTCATAGAGTGGTTTAATGATAATTTTCACGGATGCGTAGAACATAAGGAATATTCTTACTTTGGTGATCCAAAAGAACTACTTGAAAATAAAATTAAGGAAAATAAAAAAATTGAATCCTTAATTATGGATTATTATTCAAAGGATTATGAGATTTTAAATTATTGACCTTTGTATTAGTTGTAGGTTTTATATACAATTGAGGCCAAGTGTCTCTAATAATTTCTGCTAGTTTATAAGGGGTTTCTGAACTAATCATTTTATCTAACGTGGTGTCCTCCAAACATGTAACGCATTCCATTTAGGATTTTTGCTCCGAACGATCCGAGATTGCGTGAATTAAATCGCTCAAATAGGGCAGTAGTAATAACAGGAGCGGGAACCCCCAAATCCACAGCGGCAGAAACAGTCCAACGACCCTCACCGCTGTCGGATACGCCTCCAGAAAACTGTTTAAGGTTACCATCCCTGCGTAGCACATCAGCAGTAAGGTCAAGTAACCAAGACCCAACCACGCTACCACGACGCCATAACTCAGCAACCTCAGCAACATCAATATCGTAACAATAACTTTCTGGATCTGCCATTGGGGCGACCTCTGCATCTCCTTCTCTGACATACTGAGCACCTGCATTGGCGTTCTTAATGATGTTAAATCCTTCTGCATACGCCTGCATTATACCATACTCAATCCCATTGTGAACCATCTTCACAAAATGTCCTGCACCTGGACCACCACAATGCAACCAACCATGTTCTGCAGAAGTTATGTCTGAGTCAAATTGAGTCCTGGGGGCAGCGTCGATTCCTGGAGAGAGGGCATTAAAAATGCGCGAACAAGTGGCGACTGCAGTATCTCCACCTCCAACCATAAGACAGTATCCACGATCCAAACCATAAACACCGCCGCTAGTGCCACAATCAATATATTGGATACCCATCTTTGCCAGACGTTCTGCTCTCTTCCGACTGTCTTTAAAATTGCTATTGCCATGATCAATAATAATATCTCCTTCACCACAATATCGTAGTAACTCATTAATCGTATCCTCTACTGTTTCTGCGGGAACAACCATCTGGAAAATTCCTGGTTTATTTTGCCCCCTGACTACTTGAACAAGGCTTTGTATAGAAGTTGTAACACCATTAACATATCCGTTTTCGTATGCTTCCTGTGCTTTTTCATAATTCCTACGATAACCCCAGACTTCAATACCAGCTTTCATCATGCGGCGAGACATTCCCTCACCCATTCTTCCAAGTCCAATCAATCCTACTCTCATTTAACCCTCCCAAGATTCATATTCTTCTCTAAAATACCTATCAACCTTATTTAAATCATCAAGATGAATATCACAAATATAGTTATGATCATCACACCACTGTAAAGCAAATGCATGAAATCTTTCTTGTCCTTTTATTGCAGGAACACCATAAATTCTAGCAAAAGAAGACATTATAAAATGCCAACATTGATGTTCTGATTTCATTTTTGATCTTTCATAACTTCTTCCCAATCCTTCTGAAATAATTCCAAACCCTTATCAGTCATAATGTTTTTATACATTGCCCAGAAAACAACGGGAGGAATTGTAACCACATCAGCACCATAAAGGGCAGATTGTTCTACCTGTCTTACATCACGAAGAGATGCTGCAAGAATTTGTGTACTAGTTCCTGAGTAATCAAATGCCTTACGAATATTTTTAATCAGTTCAATACCATCAATTGAGTTGTCCATCCAACGACCAACGAATGGTGAGATAAATGTTGCTCCTGCCTTTGATGCAAGAATTGCCTGTGCAACTGAGAACACAAGAGTTACATTAACTTGAATCCCTTTGTCAGTCAGAAACTTACAAGTCTTAAGCCCTTCTACAGTGCAAGGAACTTTAATTGTAACTGCTGGTGCAATTGTATAAAATTGGTGTGCTTGTGAAAGCATTTCTTCTGCAGTATCTGCAACAACCTCTGCCGAAATACTTTCTAAGTTTTTAAAGTCTGTTGCAATTTCTTGAATGACTTCTAAAAGTTGTCTGCCACTTTTAAGAATTAAAGATGGATTTGTAGTAACTCCATCCAATAATCCAGTCTCATATGCTGGACTAATCATTGAAACATCTGCGGTATCTAAAAAGATCTTCATAAAAAAGTAAGAACTCATTTGTAATTATAATGAGTTCTTACTAGATGTATTTGTTTGTTATGAATTAAAGATATTATAGATCTTGTGCAATCGATAGTATAAACATAATTATACCAAAAAGTTGGAATAGCAGAAGCATTAGAAGAAATGCCATAAAAAAGGAGTTCTTTGGAACTCCCTTATTTATTTTTTATAAGGCATTTCCTCGCGGTAGAACTTCCTCTGGGAACACAAAATTCTCATGGGGTTGATCTACTGGAGCCATCCACGCTCTAAGTCCCTCATTAAGGAGGATATTCTTCGTGTAGAACGTCTCAAACTCTGGATCCTCTGCCGCTCTAATCTCCTGAGATACAAAGTCGTATGCACGTAGATTGAGAGCAAGACCGATGATACCAATAGAAGAAGTCCAGAGACCCATAACTGGCACAAAAAGCATAAAGAAGTGCAACCAACGCTTATTACTAAAAGCAATACCGAAGATCTGAGACCAGAATCGGTTCGCAGTAACCATAGAATACGTCTCTTCCTCTTGAGTTGGTTCAAATGCTTTGAAAGTATTCGACTGTTCACTATCTTCATAGAGTGTGTTTTCTACAGTTGCTCCATGAATCGCACAGAGCAGTGCTCCTCCCAGTATACCAGCAACTCCCATCATATGGAAGGGGTTGAGGGTCCAGTTGTGGAAACCTTGTAGGAACAGAAGGAACCTGAAGATTGCAGCAACACCAAATGAAGGTGCAAAGAACCAACTGGATTGTCCCAGTGGATACATCAAGAATACAGAAACAAATACTGCAATAGGACCAGAGAATGCGATTGCATTATATGGACGGATACCTACAAGACGAGCAATCTCAAACTGACGAAGCATGAATCCAATCAAACTAAAGGCGCCGTGGAGTGCCACAAAAGTCCAGAGTCCCCCAAGTTGGAACCACCTGACGATATCCCCTTGAGCCTCAGGACCCCAGAGCAGAAGAAGAGAATGACCCATAGCATCTGCTGGAGTACTAACTGCTGCAGTAAGAAAGTTTGCACCCTCAAGATAGGAACTTGCCAACCCGTGAGTATACCAACTCGTAACGAAAGTCGTCCCAGTAAGCCAACCACCAAGAGCAAGGTAAGCAGTGGGAAAAAGAAGAAGTCCAGACCAGCCAACAAAAACGAAACGGTCTCTCTTAAGCCAGTCATCGAGTACATCAAACCATCCCCTTTGTGAAATTGGTCGTGAAAGTGTTGAAGAAGTCATAACCTCCCATATCGTTTCTCATATTTATCTTAACATTCCTTAACAAAGAGGTCAATAAGTGTTTCTACTCATTCATAAATCATTCCAACGGTCAGTAAGACAAAGCAAAGTATCGTGAATACCATAAGTCCTATACCTGCCCAGATTATCCACTCAGGCATCTTTTCGTATTCAGTATTATGAGACATAAAAAAAGAGGGTTGTTATACCCTCTTAATTATATCAGTTATTCAGTTTTATCAACCGATTGCAGGTGCGGTGAGAGCAACGGGAGTATTCTCAACAGCAGCAAGGTCAAGCGGGAAGTTGTGAGCGTTGCGCTCGTGCATTACCTCCATGCCCAGTCCAGCACGGTTGAGAACATCAGCCCAAGTATTAACTACACGGTTCTGACTATCAACGATTGATTGGTTAAAGTTGAAACCATTCAAGTTAAATGCCATCGTAGAAACACCCAGAGCGGTGAACCAGATGCCTACAACGGGCCAGGCAGCAAGGAAGAAGTGCAGCGAACGTGAGTTATTGAAGGAAGCATATTGGAAAATAAGGCGTCCAAAATAACCGTGAGCAGCAACGATGTTATAAGTCTCTTCTTCTTGTCCGAACTTGTAACCATAGTTCTGCGACTCATTCTCAGTGGTTTCACGAACCAGAGAGGAAGTAACCAGAGAACCGTGCATCGCAGAGAACAGAGAACCACCGAACACACCAGCAACACCAAGCATATGGAAGGGGTGCATCAGAATGTTATGCTCTGCCTGGAACACAAGCATATAGTTGAACGTACCAGAGATACCCAGGGGCATCGCATCAGAGAAAGAACCTTGACCGAAAGGATAGACCAGGAATACAGCAGATGCAGCAGCAACAGGTGCAGAGTATGCAACACAGATCCAAGGACGCATACCCAAACGATAAGAGAGTTCCCACTCACGACCCATGTAGGCGTAGATACCAATCAGGAAGTGGAACACAACCAGTTGGAACGGACCACCGTTGTAAAGCCACTCATCTAGGGAAGCAGCTTCCCAGATGGGGTAAAAGTGCAGTCCAATAGCATTGGACGAAGGAATCACAGCACCAGAGATGATGTTGTTTCCGTACATGAGTGAACCAGCAACGGGTTCACGGATACCATCAATGTCCACAGGGGGAGCACCGATGAATGCGATGATGAAACAAGTCGTAGCAGCAAGCAGGCAAGGAATCATCAGGACTCCGAACCAACCGACATAAAGACGATTATCGGTTGAGGTAACCCAATTGCAGAACTGTTCCCAAGTATTCGATTGTGATTTTTGACGTGAAAGTGTAGCAGTCATTTTTAATAAACAGGTAGTAAGACCATCAGGGAAATGGTGGAGTTACTATGCTCCCCGCACCCTCAGCGGGGATATGAGAGACGTTTTTATACTCCCCATAGGTCTCGGTTAGTGGGAGTTACAAACATTAAAGATTTGTTACGTTCCTTAACGTTTGATGTATTTATATTAACATATCCTCATACTGGTGTCAAGGTCATTTGACGGTTAATTTATTTGGAGACCTTATGGAAAACCGAATACTAATAAAAGAATCTTACTAAATAAATAAAAAGAGATTTCTCAAGAAGGACAGATGTTAAACGCACCTACAAGAGCTAGACTTCTAGCAATTTGCAACGACGTAAAAAATAAAAAAACAGTTTCTGAAATGAATCTCGTATGGGCGCAAAAAAATGCTATCCATGATGAAGAAGCAACAGAACTATTAAAGGCAGCAGGACAATATATTGAAGCTGCCGATCAAGAAGATACTACAGAAGTCTGATAAATTAAAGACATAAAAATAGGGGGCATATGCCCCCCTTTTTTTTATTTCGTATTCAGATATTTAATTACTTCTTCTGGAGTAGAATTTACATAAGGATCGTCTTCTGCATTAGAACGCTGTCCAGGTTCTACAGACATCCATTCAATTACACCATCATTAATTACTGCAGCATAACGCCAAGAACGATTGCCAAATCCAAGATTGTTTTTCGATACAAGCATTCCCATCTCACGAGTAAACTCAGCATTGCCATCAGGAATTAACTTAACCTTTTCAATTCCTTGGTCTTTTGCCCAGGCATTCATTACAAATCCATCATTAACAGAAATGCAATAAATCTCATCAATTCCCTTCTCTCGGATTACATCATAGTTATCTTCAAATCCAGGAAGTTGATAAGCACTGCAGGTAGGAGTAAATGCTCCAGGGAGTGAGAAAATTACAACTCTCTTATTAGAAAAAATTTCAGTAGAAGAACGGGTCACAAATTCTCCATTCTCACGAAATACAAAATTAATAGCAGGAACTTGATTATCCATATAAATTAAAAATCAAAAAATACCAGGAATAATTTGTCCAGTTGTGATGTAAGTGCCAACAGCAATTACAAATCCAAGCATAGCGAGACGAGCATTAAGAATCTCAGCCTCAGGGGTCCATCCAAATTTCATTTTGTTTCTCCTTTGTAAGAATGTTGTTGTTTAAGTTCAGTATTGGGTTGAGAAGGAACTACAGGGTTCCTTGATTTATTTTTAATAACAATGAAAGCATCGTTCTGATATGTTACGGTTCCAAATGGTTTTGCCCATTTTGGATTTGCATCTGGATGAGTTGCAGTTCCTGTAACTGCAACGCCACCAATTTCTACAGAGAGTTCATCGTTGGCATCCCATCCAAGTTTTTCAAGGGCAATTGCAAATTGCCCGAGCATACCACCAGTACCCATAACACTTTCTTCTGGTTCAAGATTTCCAATCACAAGTTCTCTTCCTGTTCAGTCAGAATAACACAGTCACTAGTAGGATAGGCAACACAGGTAAGTACCCAACCATCTGCTAGTTGTTCATCATCAAGGAACGATTGCTCCTCATTATCCACAGTGCCGCTGATTAGTTTACCAGCGCAAGCAGAGCAAGCACCAGCACGGCAAGATGAAGGAAGATCAATTCCTGCATCTTCAGCAGCTTCTAGAATGTATTGGTCTTCGGCACACTGGATAGTGGTTTCGCCATCAGGGGTTTGAAGTGTAACGCTATAAACGGTCATCAGTAAGTCTCAAAAAGTTTTTCTACGGATGCTGCCAGAAGAACGAAAAAGGCAACACTAGTAATTGTAAAGATAGTTGAAGTCATTGTCAATCAATTGTCAGAAGATGCCGAAGAAGAGTTTGCCAGTGCCAACATAAGAAATGAGACCAGCAATAATACCGACCATTGCCCAGCGCCCATTGTACTTCTCCTTTACTTGGTTGGGAGTATCCATCCCATAGTTTTCATAGTACATAGTGGGTTCTTTTGCCCACATGTTTTGCTGACCACGATCATTAGTTGTTACAGTCATTGTACATTCGTTAAGAATTGTTACACAATTATATAGCAAAAATAAAGGGGTGTCAAGCACCCCCTGTATCATATGATACTTATTTTGTCAGATGATCAGAACCTGAAGGTCG